CATCGGCATGGCGTGTAGTATGTGCTAAAAATTCTTTAATTGTATCTCAATATCTCCATTGACAATTATTATCTTGTCAATTATAGTTTTAAGTATCATATTTTTATTTCTTTTGTCGATGCTGTCCCAAACATCGGCAATTTTTTTGATATTCTTATAGGCAATACTTTTCTTTTTATTTACTTCTTTGCTTAATAATTCAATTTCAAGTTGTTCTTTTAAACTACTGATAGTATCGTCTGACTGTTTTATTATATTCAAAACATCGTCATTTCCATCTGCGTAAAGATTAAAAAGCCTTTTGCGGCGATATTTTTCCTTTTTGATTTGCGACTGTATTATATCAATTTTACTCTGCTTTGCGATTGGTTTTTGCGATGACAAATTTAAAGATATTTTTATTATCTCAGCTTCGACTTGCTTTTCAATGTCGGTAGCCCATTCTATTGAATTATCGCAGTCTCTATTGTAATTCGGCAAATAAAATAAATCTTTGTTTCGTGAGCAACAGTAAATTTTTTTAGGTGCATCAGATTCACTTCCCCATTTTTGATAACGCATTTTACATCCACACACACCGCAATAACATAAACCTGTCAATAAATTTGGTTCTTTGTTAAGGCTAACTGTTTTCTTTTTTCTTCTGTTTTTCCTCGCTTCCTGTGCAAGCTGAAATCTATCTTTATCAAAAATAGGCTCATGCAAACCTTTATATAAATTGCCCTTATATGGTATCATGCCGATGTTTACTGGACTTGTTAAAACCATTTTAACAGTATGCTCATGCGTAAAATTAAGCATTTTTTTAATTGCAACATCCGAATAGCCGTCAATAAACAAATCTAATGCTTGATTTGCCTGCTCTTTCCGTTCGGGTATAGGTACTAAAATTCCTTTTTCCTTATCATACTTATAGCAATAAGGAGTATTACCGCCACCCATCCAGTAGCCTTGCTTTACTCTTTCCAACATACCGCCACGCATACGCAACATCATTGTGTTTTTATCAAGCTGTGCAAAAACTGCCATCATCTGAGTATATGCTTGCTCCATCGGACTGTCGTAGCTTATACTGTCATGCACACATTTAAACAAGATGTTATTTGCTTGAAACACTCGTTCGATGATATATATTCCATCAACCATGCTTCGTGACAACCTGTCTAATTTAAAAGCAACAACACACTTCACTCTTTTCGATACACAATCGCTGATAAGTCGTTGCAGCTGTGGTCTGTCCATGTTTGCACCAGTATAACCATCGTCAATATAGTAATCACTGATTATATAACCGTTCTTATTGCAGTAATTATCAATATCTCTTTTTTGGCTTTCCAGCCCGTTTCCATCTTCTGCTTGTTTTTCTGTTGATACTCTCATGTACGCAACACATTCCATCTTCAAATCCTCCTTTTATATAAAAAGAATGTGCCGCATTTATCGTACTTACGACACATTCTAACCTTTTTAAAATATAATGTCAATCAAGGCATGATGTTATGATTTTTACAATATCGGCAGATAAAGTTACATCCTCTGCTTTTATCTCGTTTCCATTTATTGTTATTTTAATCATTTCAAAACCTCCAATTTTTCAATCTTTACTTTTATCTTGTCAACTTTTCTCTGTACAGTTCGTTCACATATCATATTTCTTTGTGCAACTTCTGTAAGTGTTTTTCCTCTTGCAAGCATTGTAAATATATTCTCTTCTTCCTCTGTAAAATTGGCGTTCTTTAAAATTTCATCAAGTTCCGGCTTAGTAAGTTCTGAAAACTTCATAAGCCATTTCTCCTATATTTCTACTTTTGGTACTGCATCAAGCAAGCAGTCTTTACACAACTGCTCTCCGTCATATCCGTACAATTCTTCTACATCTTCCCCACAACAATCGCATATAAAGTGAGGTATATTGCGTTTCGGGCAACTATCCCCAAGACAACCTATTTCGCTAGGACAGTCAACACATTCGCTTTTAAATTTTATCATCTTGCTTACCTCCAAATAATAGATTGTTATTCTTTTTCCATACATCTGTATTTCTAAATTTAGGTAAACAGCTTACAGCTTTTGTTGCACACTTTACGCACAACTTCCCGTCTCTATCGAGTGGGTTTCCGCAGCGATAGCAAAGTCCGTAAGCTGGTCTTTCGCTTCTTGTTATACCTACTTTTTCTTGCTGTTTTCGTATTTCTCTGCCTTTTATGCGTCTTATCTCAAGACATTCTTCACAGTGTATATGTCCCTCTGCACGCTGTCTTATTTTACACATTACGCAAAGATTTTGCTCGTCATAACGCTGTCTTGCTTTTTGATAAAGCTGTTTATAATATGCTTCTTTACTACCAGCTACTTTATTTGCGTGTTTAGCATTTACTTTTTCAGCATAAGCTAAACACTCAGGACAAGTTTTTTCACTGCCAAATAATTTGCTTTTGCCGCATTTTGGGCACAATCCCTGTGCTTTGAAAAATTCTCTATCTTCTCGATATTTCTTCTTTCTTTTTTCGGCACATTCCTTGCATTGAGTTTTGTTTGTCATTGCAGGTTTACCGCACTTGGTACATAAGCTATGTTCTTTTCTTTGACGATAACGCTCTTTAAGCCACTTCTTTTTATTCTCGCTATACATAATTTTATGGAGTAAAACCGGTTTTTACTGTGCACAAAACTCTTACTCCTTTCTTAGTTTTAGCTTAGTCTGCAATCTCATACTTATCTTCGTGAAATTCTCTATCTTCTTCATTAGAATAGGCTCTTTTACAATTTGTACAAAATTCTAAACATATCTCTATATCTGTGCTGTTCTCATATTTACATCCTTTGCAATCATTCATTGTATAATCACCTCGCTAAATTCTTATTTTTTAACTGCTCATTATTCATCCTTACTACCTGCCTTTATTATCTCGATTGCATCATCAAACGAAACAACTTGAATAGATAATTTATTGGTTTCTCCATCATCATTTGTTGTAAGCCACATTGCACCCTCCAATTCCTCTACAACCTTATCTACATCATAGGCGGTCGGTTGAATATCAATTATTTTACATAAATCAGCAAGTGATACATAAGCATTACCATCTTCATCCAATATGACGAAATTTCCAACATTGTAAATATTATCTGCATCAATCAGTCTCATCGTTCACCCTCCTGTTCCATGCTTCTACAAATTCGCCCCAGTTATATGTACCAGTGCAAAACTCTAAACCACATTCGCAATGAATGTTAATGGGGTCGCCACCACTATCTGGGTCAATAAATGTCGGGTGCCAATCCCTACTCGGTTCATACACATCTTTTTCAATATCTATACTGTGTCCACAGAACGGGCATGGTTTAAGTTCTTCGCTCATTCTTCACCGCTCCAATCTAATTTCTGACCGCAATTATCACAATATTCCTGCTTATCAGCTAATCCATTACCATTACAACAAGGACATAAAGCAAACTCCTTTTCTTCTGTAAAATCGGGTTTCTTAGGTATCTGCTTTTCTCTCGCCGTCCGGCACTCTTCCGGTGTGCCGATTGCGTGGTACTGTTGAAGTTCTGTAAGTGCCTTGATTGCACTTTCAATTTCTTCGATATAGTCAAACTGTGTATCAGAACAATCCTCGTCAATTAAAAATTCTAAACTATCTATCGCTTTTTTTATTTCCACATTTGCTTTTTCTTCCATATTCTCTCCTATTCCGCTTCTGATTGAAGCCATTCTGATTTTACTTTGCAAATAAACTCCGATAACCCTTCGCACAACATATTCCTTTTCCAACTATCACATCTGCAACAAGGCTCATTGTCTCTTGAACTGTTGTTGTGCTGGCAGTTGCAAGAAATCTTTTCTTCGCTATCGTCAAATGCCTTTAAAAACATTTCAGCAATTTATTTCTCGTATCTGCCACACATACCTTTGCAATCAATATCCGCAATAACCCTTGAAAAGAAATCTTTGAATTTGTCAGCAATATAATCTCCTTCGAAATCGTTAGGTATGTCAATTACTACTTTCATTTTCTCCACCTCCAAACTCTTTAACTCTTGGTTCATATGGTTTAGGCAACTTCATCCATGCCTTTACGCAATCTGTAATTTGCGAATAGGAATAGTTTTCAAAGTAATCACACACTTCATACCAGCCTTGCGGAATCCAATATGAGTCATCTTCTTCTGAATATTCCCAATCGCTAGGAATACCATCGTCCATGCACCAAGCCATATCCTCAACAGTGCAATGATGATATGGAAAGTACACCGCCTTAACCACTCTCCTATAAAGTTTTCCACCATATCCTATGTGTTCTACTGTTGCCAAAACTTCATCTGAACAATTTTTAATCTTACATTTTGGCACTGTATTTTTATTCCATTGTGCCATTTTCTCCACCTCTCAATTCTTTCAGTTTTGCTTCGGCTAATTCCTTTGTTGAAAAATATCTTCCGTCAATATCAATATTTTCAATTTCATGAACTGTCAAATCTCTTATAGACTTACTCATTACTGTCGCATATTTCGGATTATTCTTATCAACAATGTAATATACTTTATCGCAAGGCAGTTTCAGAAGTCTGCCTTGTTCTTCTAAGTCCTCATAATCAGCTAACTTCTCAACCATTCTTTTTACAATCTCGCAATTACCTGTACCCTGAGAACAGTTATTACAAAATGAACTGCATGGTATTTCTCTGCCTGTGCAAGAAATTTCGCCATATCTTCTGTTTGTTAATCTCTCCATTACTGCTCCTTTCTAAGACGAGCGCTTAGCATTTTCTTTTTCAACAAGTGCGAGCAAACTTTGTAACTCTTGGTAAAAGCTATCAGAGTAATGTAAATTATTAAATCTTGAAACTTTACAAGGCTGATATTTTCCTTTATCGCAAGAGTTTACTTTTGATATAAACTCAGCTAAATCATAAATGCTTGCAACCTGATGGTCGGATAATTCCGTTTCTTTCCATTCATGATTTTCATTGCACCTATGTCCTATAATGTGCCAGCTATCCTCACCACGATAGTCAACCTCGAAAAATATAAATTCATCAACATTGATTTCAATATCCTTTATTTCCGTCCAGTCGCTCCAAAAATGCATACACCTCACTTTTACTATATTGCTCAAAACGGACATTCATCTCCTTTCCTTAAACTCATTATTTAATGCCAAATTCTTTTTTATATTTCTCAGGCATAAGAACACTGTTTCTAACTTCCATTTTGCCTGTTTCCTCGGCTTCTTTATCTTCAAGTGATAACTTTATAGCCTGTTTGTTTTTGTCGGTTATTTGGTTTGATAAAGAGTTTTTATTTACCATCTCGATTACTTTTTTTATGTCTGATGGTATTTTATTCAACTCTATTGCTCGCTTGACCTCTGTTCTATATGTCTTTATAAAATTACTGCTCACAACATTTTCATTAAACTCTGTATCACTCGCCCATATTCTGAGCTGTTGCGGTGTGCCGACTGTTTTTTGTATTGTAGTCGGTAACTTTGCAAACTCCTGCTCCGAATTATAATTACAATTTTTTAATGCCTGTCTGACAAGCGACCACGCTTCCAATTCGTTAAGTTCCTGTGGCTGTGTCAAAGATTGCAATATCTCTACAAGTTGCCCTGGAACTGGTGGGAATCCGCTTGTATTTGTAGTCATGTATGTTTTAAAAGCCAACTGTACAACTTTGTTATCATACTCGCTTAAACACATGAACCACGCATTTACCGCCGCTTCTCTGCTGGGTGGATTGTAGTTAGGATATACAGCCTGTGTCATAGCAAGTAATTGTCTTACTTCTTTTTCTGTCATAAGCTACAACCCCCAACCGTCCAAAAATTCTTTTGTGCTATCTTTCTGCTTAATCTGCTGATTCAGATAACTTTCAAATTTACTTCCGAACAAAGTATCTGGTCGTAAATACAATTCAAATTTAGTACCTTGCCATTCGGCAGACTTCTTATCAATCACTGTCATGAAATCAGAAACCGTATAGCCATCAGCAAATCTCGCCGTTATATGCTTTCTAGTGTTTGCTGTGTTACATCTGTAATGTGTACCGCATTTTTCATTCAGATAAGTAACAATTTCCTTTATATACTCTCCTGTAATGTTCTTTTTATTATTTACAGTATCAGTTTCAGTAACAGAATCAGAAACAGAATCAGTATCAGCTACAGATACAGATGCTTCTATGGGGTATCTGACTGGCTCTTTATTACCATTCTTCACACTTTCTGCAACACTTAAAACATAATTTCTAAATTTTTCGCATTTTATGTACTTCGCCGCTGACATAACCCCTGACAAAGTCTTTGCCGAACTGCTCCAGTTATATTTATACCAATTCAGAATCAGCACTTCTTTTGTACTCTCATTAAATTTGATAACATTGTGTGCTTCATCAAATCTTTTTAATAATCTCAGACAAGTATCTTTGTTATATCCTGTGTCCTCGCTCATACTTTTATAACTTATCTCATAACAACCGCACAAATTTGTCTGAGGGTTTGTGAGCAAGTACAGATAAAAATACTTATCCTCAGGTGTAAACTCGTCTATTACTTTGTTATCCGTCCAAAACGATAAGCGTACATTTCTGTAAATTGCCATTTAATCACCGTCCTTATAAACATATTCATCTTTTGCAACCATTTCTGAAATTATGTTTGCTAAATCAACCCAACTGCAATATTTTTTCACATTCTGCATATTCTCGTCGTAATACTCAAATTCAATCAATTTTTGCGATATAGAAGTACACATTTGGTGTATATAGCAAGGCTTCTTCTCAGGCGAACCGAAACCGCCTGTCCCGTATTCGTTTTTTAAAAACGCAACTTTTTCTCTCAAATTATGATTTTCAAGAAAATAATCTTTTACTCTTTTCATTCCGTTTTCAAACCCTGTACCACATAAAGCAAGTGCTTTCAAAGGGTTAAACTCTTTCACTTTGTTCTTATCTTCTAAGAAATCAAATATATCCATCTGCCTGCTACAAGAATAATTGTCAAAATTCATACTTTTTCTACCAAAAGGAAACCTCGGTTTTATGTCGCGACAACCTATTCTTTTCTTTGATTTTTCTTAGTTTTTCAAAACTTCTTTCATAGCGTTAGCCATATCGCAAACACCTTTGATATAACCGATAGTGACCGCTGAATACTTATCGTCATATTCAGTGATATTGCTATCCATAAAGTCAGTTACTATCTCGTCAATTATTCTCACAGCAGTGTCATTTATATTTGTTTTGTCAATCGTCATCATTCTCATCCTCTTTCTTTCTCTCTTCAAACATTACGCATGCTTCATTTTTCGGTTTGTCTTTTATCTTGCAAGTAAAGAGATTTTTACAGTTTACACATTCGGGTATCACTTAACCACCTCACTTTTCCTCATATTAAGCCAATCTCCAGCTACAATAAAATAAATATTTTTTGCTGTTTCACCTACTGTTTCTGCTGAATTTTTAAATATCGACTGAGTAAATATGTCAAGTTTCTCCCATTCTTTTTTTGTAAATTGAAACTTTGTCTTTAAAGGCTTGTTTTTCTTTTCAATCAATTCCATTGTCATATTATCACCTCATTTTTGAAACTATCTGTTTTTTTAAACGCTTTATATAGTCCTTGTCAATTCTATATTCTTTGCACAACCCTCTTTCATCTTCTGACTTTTCATCTAAATTGCAGTTTTCAAGGTGTAGACAAGTCAAACATTGATAAAATCTTTCTTTGTCACTTGCTCTTACCACAAATTCACATTCCTTTCTGTCACAACTCCAAACCGAACACCACCTATTTTCTTTCTCACACCAAAACATCAGTAAGCCTTTCAAATCTATATCTCTGCTTTGCATCAGGATATTTCTTTTTGTCAACTTCGCTCATAAACATTTCAAGAGGTCTGTTCCAAATGTGTCCCTCATATTCATACACAACTGACATTTCCTCTGTTTCTGTATGTCTTGAAATACCTATAACTGTAACAATCTTGCCTAACTTGAAATGCTTATATTTCTCGCCTTTCTGTGGAATAGGTCGGTCAAAGTTGTAAGCACTATCACAAAAACCTTTAAAATGTCTTGTCAATAATGCAAGGTCACAATTTTCTTCCAGTTCTTCTTTAGCTTCAAACTTCTCACTTTCTTCGATGTGTAACTGCTGTATAACATCGTCATATTCACTTTTAATAAGTCCTAGTCTGTATTTGACATTTTCCAAATCCTCTATATTGCTATTTTCAACTAAATAGCCGCTAAATCTAAATATCTTTGCCATGTTTATTCCTCGCTTTCTTCTGACCAATCTAACTTCTGACCGCAATTATCACAATATTTCTGCCTGTCAAGTAAACCCTTACCATTACAACAAGGGCATAAGGCAAATTCTTTATCTTCTGTAAAATCTGGCTTCTTCGGTATCTGCTTTTCAAGTGCCTGTATTGCCATGTTTTTTGCTTCACTAACTCTTTTAGCTGATTTATTATTTAATCCTATTGTTGACATATTGAATCCAACTTCTTTTATTGCTTCACTCTCTGTCATATTATCCCTCACTTTCTAATAAATCTTTATTGTCAAATACATTGCCGATAACTTCAATTTCAAAACTTTTAATGCTCCATAAATTCCATTGAGCACCAACAGGTAAATAATTGGACTTAATGCAAATCCAAGAATATTGATAATAATTCTTTTGCCAAAATGCTTTATAAAGATTCCCTTTCTCGTCTTTTGCAATATCGTTATCATAAATCAGCTTGCTATTTTTATCTCTCGAGCCGGTACATTGGCAGATGGTATGTTCATCCACTTCATAGCTCTCTCCATATTTACGCAACATTAGAAATGGGGGATTATTTTCTGAAAGTCTGTATAAATAGCCAACCACCCATTCTCCGTCACTAATTCTCTTTGCCTTGGATAAATATCTATCTTCCATCAAATCACCTCACCATCAATACAATATTGGCTTCACAATCGCCTTGATACCTGTGCGTTCTGGCATACAAACTTTGTACCTTTCGCCTGCCGTATTCTTTCTTGTCTTTAAGATACTCCCCAGTGCGAATATCACGCACTGAGATTTTAGTATCTACCGCAAGTAGCTTAAATTCGTCTACTGTCATTTGCATTATTCCTTTCTTCTATTTTGATTTATAAACGATTATTGCTGTATCAACAATGCCGCTACAATCTCTATTTTCATTCCTCACATATTCAATATTAAGGATTTTTCCCTTTATCTCATTTGCCTTTTTCGTAACTTTCTTGACAAAACTTCCTAAACTCTCGCGGTCATAAACATTAACATAATCTCTTCTTATACACATCTGTTCTATCATACTCAAACTCCTTTCACACTTCGCTAATATCCACTTTTGCAAAACGACAATAACAACCACTTCTTTTCGCGTGAGATATTGCATCACGCTCCTGTATTAGCAATCAAAACCGATTGCTCTTTGTCTACATCTACCTTTTTTACAAGCAAGTTCTTTGCTCTTTTAAAATCTCTGCTTTCCCATCTTGCTCTCCTTTCAGCGTGTTTTTCATCCTCTGCTATCACGACCATTGCGTAATCTTCAACCCAAGTGATTTCCTCGGTTCTTTCGACTAAATATATATTCATGCCATCACCTCACTCTAAACTCAAATAACACATTATGCCGCAATCGGGAAAAATTTCAGTATTCATGTTTCCTCTCGTCGGTTCTAATTCGTCAAGAAAAATTGGCTTGCCGTTGCTATCCTTTAACATTGCGTAACCGACCTGTCTTTCAAGTTCTGACCTTGCCTTAAATACCTCAGGGAAATCTTTACGAATGTTATTCCAGTAACCCATGCCGCCTTTTACACATCCGATGCAGTTATTATTCGGGTAACCTAATTCGTACATTTTCGGTCGAGCAAAATCAAAAGTCCGTTCAAACAGTCCGTGTACCTCTTCTTTTGATAATTGCTTATCAATAAGTGGAAATTCATGATTTGCTTGCGGATTGGCTTCAATGGTTCGTTCTGCTCGGTTCTTCTCTTTCAAGTCAAATCCCCACACATAAGTCAATTCACAATCTTTGTGACATTCTTCCCACTCCTTTCTCACTCTCTTTTTAAGCCAGTTTGTACATGGTGCAAAGTTGTTACTAGGATTTCTAAAACCACCAAAAACCTTGACACAATCTTCGACACTCTTATACTCTGCACTACTCAAAATTTCAATTTTCTTTCCAATTGCTTTCTCGCAATCTTTGATAAATCTGATACTGTCCTGATGTTGGTCGGCAATGTCAATATAAATCCATTCATCAACATTTCCTGCTAAATATCCTGCCATAAAACTTGATATTCCTGCACTTATCCAACATACTTTTAGTTTTGTCATAACACCACGCTACAAATACAACTGTAATCGTGGATAACGGTCTAAACGCTTCCCTTGCTACTCTTGCATCATCGCCGCCCTTGCGAACCCGATACATTATTTCACGCAACTAATAGACCATTTTCTGCCAGAAGTTAAACACGCTCTTCATCAACCCGGTTTACCGGGTACTCGTTATTCCTTTCTTTTTTCCTGCTCTCTTGCTTCAATCTGTAATATATGTATAAACTCTCTTTGTGTTTCTACATATTCACAGTTCTTCTTTTCGCCTATCATATTTACCTCTTAATGTAACTTATAACCAGTCCGTCTTAACATTCGCTCAAAGTAATATTCTGCTGTGTTTTTGTCGGGGTCAAGTTGCATTTCTAAATACCGATTTGTGCAATACTCCATTATGTAATCAAGCCTACCAGTGTTTTTATCGTTACTGCTAAAATTCCATAACTCATTTAACACCATCAAGGCTATTGCGACCGATGTTACAAACAACTCATGCTTTGATGCACAATAAATCTTTGTAGGAATATCAGCTGCATCTTGGTACATCCCCAGTGCATCTAGTTTCTTTTCAAGCTTCTCAGCATAGTAATTTGCAACAAATCTAACACCTGTATCATCAAGTCTCGCACTTTCTCTCCCCATAACATTGAGTAACTGTTGTGCTTTATTGTTGCTAAATTTATATTTACTGTGTAACACTTCAAGGCACGCACTAACACCTATCGCCCTACCATCAATAATGCCTTGCTCTTTTGCTCTTTCAAGTTCAGCCATAGCACCTTTTTTCTTGTCAATTTTGTTCCTTTGCAATCGTTCCCGACGCATAGCCGCTCTCCTTGCACTCATTTGTAGTTCAACTCCTTAGTTTTTAGATTTGCTCTGCTTTAATTTGCTGAATTTATATTCTCACCTACTTTCCTAAAACCTCAATTTCCACAACAACTCTCGGATTTTCTTTGTCAATCTCTGTATGAAATATACTGTCAAAAACATCATCCCAGCCATCATTTCTAATGACTTTCGCCAACTGTAAAGCGTCTAAAAAACTTTTCTCTGCTGCCGAACAAAGATTTCCTCTGTCATGTCGTTTATTCGGAGCATATATCCAAAATGTACACTGAATAGGCTTGTCGATTTTCACCATCGGCATACATCTTTTTATGGCTTTTAAACATATCTTGTCATTTTCTGCTTTTGTAGGGTTGTGATATTTCTTTGTGCGAAAGTTATACAATCTACCGCCTAACAGCTCATTCAAGCCTTTAAGTGGAAATGTATTGTTTTTCTTATCAATCAACACTTTATATTTCATTATTTCTTTTCCTCTTTCTGTGCTTTCTCTTTTTCTTCTTTCTCAGCTTCTTCAAGTAATGCAGTCATCTGACTTGCTGTTTTTGGCTGTTCAAACCAATCCGATACAGTAGTTTCTTTCTGCGTCAAACCGTTAAAAATGCCGATGTATTCTGCAAGTTCATCTTCACTGATGCTTTCAACAGTGTGGTTCAACCTCTTTTCAAGCATTTCTTTCGTGACACCGTATTTTGCAAACGCAACCACCATGTTTTTGACTTTATCGGCAAATGGTATTCCGTTCTGTCCTGCAAGCGTTTTCTTGCACTCTTTTATGCAATCTTCCACCAAGTCGGGTGGTAAAATTGCTAAAATACGGCTTCTTACTCTTCTTGAAGCATCGTTTGCAGTTCGTTCATAAACATCTCTTTGACTTGTCAATTTTCTGTTACCCTGTCTTGTTTCCATAATATGCTCAACGGTAAAATTCTGAACTGAAATGGTATTCGTTTCAAGGTCCCACGCATATGCCTGCATTTCTGATTTGCCCTCTTCGTGTGACAGCTCCTTAAAGCCGTAGTCAATGTTGCCATAACATCTTGCTAATTCCTCAGCAAATCTAATTGTCACTCCTGTTACCGTCTGTCTCCCTCGTAGATATGTAAAAAATGCTTTATCCGCAAAACCTTTACGCTGACACGCTTCAATAGCCGCAGAATAGCAATTTGTGTAATTGCGTGGGAACTGTTTTGCAAGTAACAATTTTCCCTGTGCTTCTGTTATTGCTCTGCTACTTTCAACTGCGACTGTACCTTGATTTATGTTGTTAAAAGGTACATGATTGTTATTATTAACACTCACTTCATTCATGTTCTATTCCTCGCTTTCCTCTAATTCTTCAAAATGTTCTCTTATCTCTAATCCATCATCATCGCACCACTCACACCATTCGTGTTCTTTCTCGTCAAAATATTCAAGTCCGGATGCGTTACAATAGTCCGGTTTTATACGGTTTTCATACTGAAACAAGTCATAGTTCCACAATGTATTAAGAACTTTCCAAGCCTGTTCAATGCTTTCAACTTCGACATAAAAGTTTTTAACCGCTCCTACTTGGCAATTATGCCAAACTCTTAATTTGCTCATTCGTTCTATTCTCCTTTTCTTCTTAATTCCTCAACTATTTTTGCCAAAACAATATATTTTTCTTCTAAGTCTGAAATTCTTCTATCTAAAACTTTACCGTTAGTTAAGCTGTTAGATGTAGCAGGAAGCCTTTCAACTTCAAAATCTTCTGCTTTAAAACCAAAAGAATTTTTAATCTGTTGCCACACATCAGAATACATAGCACCGTATGTTGTATATTCATCAATTTCAGCCGTAACCTTATTTTTATATGAAGAAACAAATCTATTCTCGCTTTTCGACAAAATACTTGAATTTAAGTTTTTACGCTTAAAACAATCTGTCATGCTATGTTCATTGTTTTTCTTTACATACTTATCAATAGCCACTCTTAAACGGCTTGTATTTAAAATTACAATATCCATATTATCTCCTTTTCTATTCATATTGTTTCTGTAACCAGTTTGGCAAACCAAGCGTGTTAATAGCACCATTGGTATAACCATACCAGTTCCCAGTTTCTAAACACTCTTTATAAATATTGAGATAAGTTCTATACATATCTCTGCCACTTTTCAAAAAATACTCATTTGCTTCAAGAATGTTTACTGCATACGGGGGTGTTTTTTCCTGTGCTATGAAAATGACTGAGTGTTCGTGCCCTGTCACTTTATCCATAATGTCTTTATAAAATGCCATTTGTAGGTCATACATTAAGTTGATTGCGTCACGCATGAACTTATCGCCGCTGGCATCTGCACAGGATTTATAATCAATCAGAATATGTGTATCTCCAACCTGTGTCTGACAGTCGGGACGGCACTTTATAGTTAAGCCTGTTTCATCATCTTCCGTGAAGTAAGACAGCTCTTTTTTGCCTTTTAACAACTGACTTACAAAAGGTGTCTGATATAATGTTTCCCTCATAGCCTTTATCTTTTCAAAATCTTCAAGTGAAATAATGTCTTTGCCCTCATTTTGGTCTTGAAATAAAAGCCACTGAGCCTTGCCCTCTTTGGTTCTTTTGTTCACTTCGGGTGCTATCGCAAATTCCTCAGTGAACTTATCTTTTTCAAGAATATATTTATGTACGGCTCTGCCGAAAAGCAATGCCGGAGTATCTTCCTGTGGGTTATCTTTCCAGTAACGGAAGTGTGCCGGTGATTTTGCAATCTTCTTTAAATCTGTACTGCTCACTCCCTCTCTTGCTCGATACTCTTTATTATTTATTGTCAACCCTTTCATTTTTCTTTTTCTCCCATCTGTCGGCTTCTTCAATCGCCAACTCTGTGCCAAGTGTTCTTAAAATCTCGTCTGTTGATACATAGTCGTTGTTTTCCAGCATATCTAGCAGAACATCTACACGCACTTTTAAATCTACAAGATTGTTATAAAAGTAAACTGGGACTGCTATGTAACTTTCAAATGTCGTTTCCTTTGGCAAAGATGTTTCGACTTTCAATATTTTCAGAACATCGTCTGCCATTAAAACTCCGTGACACATTAAATCGACTACAACATCAACTTTTGTCGATATGCATATAAGTTCGTTATATGCATTAAATGGCACACCGACAACTTCCGTTGACTTCTCCGCATCGCTTTTTCTGCTTGCGTCTACCATCTATCATTTCTCCTTTCTCACAATCTTTATCTCGTTACCGTTGTTAATAACAAGTTCAAACCTCAGCACTTTTGCTAACTGTTCTATTTCAAAAACTGATAATTCATTTATATCAGTAACAATCTTACTCATATCTTTTTCCTTTCTATTTTCTACCCGACAGCAACGACCAAATAATCAAAGCCGCCATTTCAACGAATATTGTTGTTAAAATTCCCAAAACAAACGGATTTACAAACATATTTATATTCCTCACTTTCTATGATATAATTCCTCTATCTTCAATATAGAAAAGAGGTGAACACCATGTTTTTAAAGTTTCAAATTTCCTGTGCTTGTCATTGCAAGTATTCTGTAAACGAAAATATTGATACTGACAAGATAATTTGTCCTAACTGTAATCTTGAATATCCTTACTCTGCCAAAGTATTGTCGATACTCAAGACTGCCAAAGAAATACCCGGCAATGAAGCGTTTGGAGAAACTTCAATCAAGGTTATTTCCGCTGAGGAAGATATGAACGATTATCCACAATAATTTTCATATATTCCAAGAAACCTTTAATTTCAGAAACGGTCATGGAGTGTTCAGAGATAAGATTTAACACATCTTTTGTCAGCTTATCTATCTCCTGTCCGTTTCTGTGGTATTTAAAGAAGAAGTTTGCTCCATCAATATCTTTGCACATTGTTTCTTTCAATGCCTTTGCCTGCTCATTCATCTTTTAACCTCACTTTCCTTTCATATTATGTTATAATCTCCTTATCATTTAATAAGGAGGTGAAACACATTGTCTACTGAACAAATTGCTTCATTGTATGCTACTGCTAAAATCTGTGGTTACAACGGTTCGTTTGATGACTTTAAGAAACTGTACGACCAATACTATTCAGAAGTTATTGAAACTTTACCTGTTGAAGAACCTCAGCTTGCAGAAGTCAATGCGGCGTTCAATCCATTTAGTAGCGTGAAACACTATTAAAAGTTTCAACTACTGGGGTTATGGCGTTAAGAACTTTGATTGACAGTTTTATGTTTGTTTCATCAATTTTCTTATCGCCTTTTATTATGTCCTGATAATCCTCGATAATATCCATTGCTATATGCTGTGCCAGTTCATCAATACCGATGTAGCGGGCATTGTCTTTTTTAACAATAATATTTTTACCTGTATTGTCTACAATGCCGTATCTCTGTTTATCCATGTTTTATCTCCTTTCAATATTTCTTTAAACTACCAAACTCAACTGTGCGTTGCTCTCGCTGATTTCTTCCTGTAAAACAAACGGCACATTGTAATTTCTCACAAACGCAACAGCTTTGTCGCACTGATTACGCTTTATAGCCTTATAAGTTGTGACACCGAACTGCCTTTTTACTTCTCTGTGAATGTCTGCATACACACGACTACGCAAAGACCTGTCCTTGTATGAATTACTGTCCTTGCCACCTAAGACCTCAACGCCTTTTGTCTTGACTGCTTTTGTTATCAAATCGCAATCGACAGCAAGTAGCGGCATTGTGTCTTTCAGCTCTTTTACCTCAGCTTCAACTTTATCCACTTTCAGATTTAATTCTTCATTGCCCTGTGCAAGTAAGTGGATTTTTTCTGCTGTTGTCATAGGCTTGTTGTAACTTCCCGTTTTTCGGATTGATGGAAGAACCTCTGATGTTACCCACTCTGTAAATCTCTCTGCACTTTCTTTACGGCTCTGAAAGATTGTCTTGTAAAGATTTGGCTCATTTATGTATAAGAGCTTTTGTTCTCCACCTTTTGTAAGGGTAGGAATACTACGCACACCCTTTTCGTTTAATCTTTCTTTTACCTTTGATGGCTGTGTAAGTTCCAACGCTTTGCAAATATCAGTCAAGCAAAACATTGGTTCATCATTTACAGTTACTGTTCGGATTTCTCCAAATTCTGAATTTTCAAAAATTTGTAAATCGTTCATAATTCTCCTTTCATGTGTTATAATATTTTCAAAAAAACGGAGGACAAAATTTATGTCAAACACAAATATTCTAAATCCAGCCGCTATCATTTCAGCAATAACACTTGTTGTAGCAATAATTTCTCCTGTAATCGTTACAATTCTAAACAATTTACACAGTGTCAAAATGCGTAAATTAGAATTAAATCATGAAAAGAAATTAAAGTATTTTCAAAAACAACAAGAAGTATTCAATAATTTTCTTCAAGCTACCTCGTGTCAAATAGAAACAGATTACACAACATCAAGAACCGAATTTATTCGTGCTTATAGCGAACTAATGCTCTATATCCCTAATATATATTGGGATAAGTTTAATAACTTATACAACTTTGTAGATAAACGAGATAAAGCATCTGCCATAAAAGAACTATCTTCGGTTACAAAAATATTGGGTAAAATACTACAAGAATCTGACCTATAAAACCTAACAATATAGTAAACATCAGTCCACCAATGCCATAACCATATTTTGATTTTCCGTGCCAATATGACATTGAACACGAAACCGCAACAAATATGGCTATAGGTATTGCGTTTAATAAATTGTAATTTGACAACATATCACCTCTTTTCGTTTAAACTGCCTTACTGCACTTCTGCATTTTCTTCTTATCTGCCATACTTTCAACTTTTCCAAGAATATAGCCCTTGTCAAAATCCGACATTTTAGGAAGTGCTTCTTTAAGAAGTATCACAATCCTTTTTTCTTTCTCAGTCATTGTAGCCATTGCCCTCACCTCTTTTCATGCTGTTAAATATGCCAAATGATTAACTATTGCTAATCTCTCTTTACAATTCCTATAAATTTCTTTATAATGAAGTTGTTGATTGATACCATCTTCAACTACTTTCAGTATGATGTTTTCTGTAACAGATAAGTTCATCAACTGTTTAGCAGTTGCGGTATCTCTGTTGGTAACACCGACAGTTTTATTTGCCAGTTTTGAATATGTCATATACAGCATATCAGCGTGTTCACTTCCTTGCTGTTTGGCATATTCAACTAACTGCTTTAATACATCTGTTTCAGCTTTTCTTGACAGCTTACCGACTGTTCTTGTTTCAATCCAAGACTGTGACTGTTTCTCTCTGATGATGTTCTCCATCTGATTAAAAGCGTTTATGTATTTAAGTTTCCAGTCTAACGCTTCTTTCCCTGTGAACCCCATACAAAGCAACGAAAAACCATCCCTATTCATTTCAAAACATCTGTAGATTTTTCCACGACTATTTTTATATGTAGTTTCTCTAAACATTTCACTCCTCAAAATTGAGGAGTCAGATTTATTTTCACTCCCCAATTTTGGACAGTCAGATATTAACTTATCAATATCTCTTAAAACCAAATCATGTCTTTTGCCGAACTTTTCAGCAACTTCCAAGCTACTGCATACAGCTTCATCATTTTCTAAATGTACAAGTTCGTTCATGTTCTCACCTCACTTTCTGTTTGACTTTGTGTGATTATAATATCACACGCTGTAATACTTGTCAACCTATTTTTGAATAAAAAGTTTGACATTGTGTGATTTTAATGTTATTGTATATATGTAAGGAGGTGAAAGTGTGAAAGAGCGAATAAAAACATTGCGAAAAGAACTAGGTTTGTCGCAAGATGCATTTGCCGAAAAGCTCGGATTAACAAAGAATTATATTTCTTTAGTAGAAAATGGAAACAGAAATCTTTCTGAACAATCAATAAAGGTTTTATGCTCTACTCTTGATGTTGATGAAGAATGGTTGCGTACTGGAAAAGGCGAAATGTTTATTGAAAAGTCAAAAGACATTTTAATATCTGATATGTTCGCCGACATATTAAAAGGTGATAATACAGATTTTAAATATCGTTTAGTTTCTGCGTTATCTAAATTGGATGATGACGATTGGGATAGTTTGGAAAAATTTATAACATTGATTTCATCAGAAAAATAATTAGAATTTTAAAAAAAGAAAGTCGAGAGTTTTAACACCCTCGGCTTTTTTGTTATGAAAATAATCGTTTTATAAAGTTGTATATGATACCAAGAAATCTCTCATTATCACATTGGTCTACAAGTTCCACAATTTCTCTTTTTAGTTCTTCTTTACTCAAATTTAATCCTCCTATGTGACACATTATAGAACAACTGTTCTGCTATGTCAATCCCCTCAATGTAGGGCAGTGCAACGCCAATTACACCGCCCCTTGCCAAAACTTGATGTTGTCAGATAACTTCTGACAAGTTTATTGTACGGCTTGAGGATAAGGGAAACAAGAGGATTTGGCTGTTATAGTTCGACATTTTATGACTTAATCTGCCATGCTTTGAGCTATGTATTCGCTGACCGGTGTTTTAAGTTTGTTTGGGACTTCATCAATCCTCGACAAATCAAAGCCTATTCTGTAAGCCCAAAATTTTACAATTCCATTCATATTATCACCTCTTTCTATGAATATACTGTTTCTGACATACTTGCAATGGCATCGCCTTGTAAGGTCTGTTCTTTTTCCAGTACATTTAATCTTACTTCCATGTCACTGTACTGACGGATGTTGTATGTAGCCATAAACTTGCCGCCTTTTTCTGCATAAGTGACATTTGTAAAAGTGCAGTTTTTATATTCTCCTACTATCGTTCCGTCATCATTTACATATGCAAAAGATGATAAATTCTCGTCTGTAAGTTTTTTACGGAAATCTTCAATTTCCTCAGCTGAGCTAAACTCAGCTACTATTGATGTTGATGTGCAAGCATCTGTTACTGTAAGTTCTGTATTGTCTTTTAATTTGATTTTCATAATAGTCATTCCTTTCTTTATATAAAATCAATATAGAGTTAAATACTATTTGCAATGGTAAAAAAATGCAGCATAAGCATTAAATTCATTGCATGGTGGAGCATATATGCATATGTTTTGTCCGGATACATATCCATACGATAATACTATATTTCCGGTTGTACCATCCCAAGCACTAACGGGGAATCTATATTTATCAGTATCTATGGTATGAGCATTGTCGTTAAGTATAACTAGACTTGTTGGTTCATTTACACGAGCTATATTATAATTAAAACTCACAAACATCATTTTTGTAATTGAATTATAAAATGCTATAACATTTTGGGTTCCACTAGCAACATTTATAAATGTGAATGGTTTTAAGGCATTGTTTAATGCAGAGATACTTTTATCAACACTCTCGGCGAAACTGCCCACCACACTTTTATTTAGCTGTCTTGCATCAAGTGCATATCCCTCTTCGGTCGTAACAAGGTTGTTTACAATGCCATTTGGTATTCTACCTTGTTCTTGCCACTGAGCTAATGTACCGTTCGCAACACCTGCCTGTCGGCTTGCACTGTTAATCGCAGCAGTTACTATTTTGTTCTGTACTGGATTTGTGCTTGTTGTCGATAACTTGCTGTCAACTTCTATAACTTCTCCTATTTCTGTCTTTTTAGCATATGTATTTTGAATGTTGTTACCATCTTCATCTGCCACCGCTTTTTCAACTGCTAAGTTAGCATTTAATACAGCTACACCATTTGCAACACCTTTTTCAGCTTGAGTTATAAAATTACTGCCGACTATGTCCTTTGCTTCATTCGCAAATTTTTCTGCCTGCTCTGAATAGTATTTTGCATTGTCAGTATCTTCCCCGTCACGAATACCACTCTTACCAACGCTGTACGACTGAGATAACTTAGCGTCCATATCAGCATTTGTAGCCGACTGAGACGCCGCCTGTGCCGATGCAACCGCATTGCTTTCTGATAATGTTATAGCCGACATAACTTCACTTGACAGCATAGCTTTTGTTATACTGCCATTTTTGATAGACGCATTCACTTTTCCGCTATCGTCTATATTAAAGGCTATCGTATCAGTGCCTTTAAACTCATACTGAGTAATCAAAGCCGACATATCAATGTACTGCTTTTCACCGTTTTCAAGTGTAAGTATAAGCTGTTGCGTCTGTGCGTTATATTCAAAGTTTACGGCTATTTTTTCCATTGCGGTATCAATGTTCAAAACTGTACCGTTATATTTTGTTATGCTGATAACACCATTTTTGTCGTTAAAAGATATATCAGTTACCATGTTATTAAGTTGTGTTTTATCTGCTTTTGTCGTATCAATAGCATTTACATTAGCAGAAATAGACACTACTTCGTTGTCGATAGTGTCTATTGCTTTATCCATCTTATTGAGATTTGTTTTTCCAAGCGGTGTTGTCAGACTTTCCGACTTATTAAGCCAATTTATTCGGGTGTAAACCTTTACTACTGCCATCGTGTGTCACCTCTTATTCTGCTGTTTTTGTTTCCTCTGTTTCCATAAGGCTATATACATAATTGTCAAATGCCGCAAAGTCTTTTAATACTTCCTCTTTGTTTGCATTGAACAACTCTACATTCTGAATAGCACGACTAATATTAGGTGCACCACCGACTGGAATTGAAGCGTTCATGTATGCCACCTGTTCTTCCTTGCCATCAACTGTTAATACACATGCTCCTGTTACTGTAGTTTGTTTGTTTAATTTTACCATTTTATTTTCCTCCTAAAATCTGTTGTTTTAATATCATAAATTCACCTTGTAAATTTAAAAGTTGAAATTGTAACTGCTGATTTCTTTCTATTTCCTGCTTCAAATCTCTTTTTAAACACTGAGAATACTTAATAAGCGGTGCTATATATTCCTCGTAGCGTATTCCATAGCCGTATTCACTTGTTGGAACTCCGTTAGTATCTTCTTTTTCATATTTTATGAACCCTGCAAAATCTTTTGAACTCATACCGTTTTTTGATAACTGTTCTTCTAAATCCTGTGCTATCATTCCTGCATGAGTTCTTCCGCTTTCATTGTTAAGCATCATATATGTTTTTGGTGAAGCATCATCAATAATTGCATTTGCATATTGTTCTGACATATCCGATATGTTCATTTTTTCGTTTCTGTCAGATGTTTGTATAGTGCCATTTTTACAATACAAATTTCGCCATTTATAAGATGCTGAACCGCAGTCTGTATCTTCGTTAGATGCTGGTCTTAAATGCAAATCACGATTACTATTCATATCGAGAACAATGCCGTATGCTTCATCGTTAAATACAAACATTTTTGCTTTTGTGTAACCGTGCAATTCTAAGTATCCAGTTGAACCGTTGATTCTTCCGGCTTCTATTGTGTCTCCTATAAGTTTATCACTTTGAACATAACAGTTTGCTGTACCATCATCACTATGTACCTTGATATATCCATAAGTATCTCTTTGGTAGCCGCCTGTTCCCGCTGAAAAACTGCTTCCAGAGACAATGCTTATCATCCCTCCAAAGCCTGTTATGTTATAAAATTTAGCATCACTGGCAGATATGTTTCCTCTGTAATCTGCGTTACCGTTTGCATCTAATTTAAAATTTGTACTGTCGATAACAAGCCTGTTTGACTTCAAAACAATCTGCTCTGATGATTGATTTATCTCGCTGCATACATCCCCTTTCGACACTTTGCTACTTATCTGATTCTCAGCCCAAGTAGTCGTAGCATAATTTGTCATATCAGCTTTTGTCTGGTAATATCCCAGTTCTGCACTGTCAGCCTTTAATGTAAGTGCTGTTCTTATGCTATTTTCTTCGTTCTCGGCTCTTTTTACTTCGGCTGTAATTTGTTCCGCTGTGACATTTATTCTACCGCTCAATGTTGCTTCTTCGGCTTTCGCCCTGGTGACTTCCTGTGTAATTGCATCTGCCGTAATTGTCAGTCTGCCCGAAAGTTCTCCTTCGGCATTGCTTGCTCTTATAACCTCAGCTTCAATCTTATTTGCTGTTTGTTCAAATCTTGAACTTGTATTTTCCTCTAAGTTTGTCAACTCAATCGACACACCGTCAACGCTCTTTTGAATTTTAGCCGTTCTTGATTGTAAATACATTAACTCTGATGTTTGAACATCTTCATTTACTCTTAGTTTGTTTCCTTTGCTCTCATAAGTATCTTTTAACGCCTGTACTCCACTTAATGTCCTAGAAAAAATAAATGAGCCTATATCATCACTGTTTTCTTTTATCAATACAAAATAATCGCCTGTTTCCAAGTACGGAAGTCCATCAAGTGCTGTTGTATTGGGACGATATATATATCCTTTTATTTGCTCATAAATCTTTTGTCCTATCCCTTTTAACTTTTCGGCTATACTGCCATACAAAAGAGGATTGCCGCTGATTACATAAGGATTATCTTTTGCGCCTGCAAGCTCCCCGACATTGTCACTATCGCCTTTAATGATAACCCCCGTGATACCCTCTACCTCATATTCTTCATAGCTTGTTGATATGTAGCTTGCTGAATTTTCATCACTCGCAATGACTTCGTAATGGTCCTCCGGATATAATTCTTCTGACGGGTATAATGTTTCTTCCGGGTATAGTCCCGGGCTTAGCAATGAAATGACCTCAAACTTTCCCTCTCTGTTCATTTTACCAAAACCGGCATTAACCTCGCATATATATCTCAGCATATCCGTTCCGAGCAGTTCTCCGTTTTCGTTTGTGTCGATAGTTCTTGAAATTGTAATCTCATCGTTTATCAGATTTTGCTCAACAAAAGGAATATTCAAATAGTTTAGCAAACTTTCACGCAGTTTCTTGAGTGTTGTCGTTGCGTAAATATACTTTGTTTGTGTCTTTCTCTTGCATTGGTACACCTCAATCCAACGATACAATTCGTCCTTACTATCATCATCTTTGTTAATATCTTGTGCTTCATACAATTTACCTGTTGATGTATCAAGATATGTTGTGTCATATGCTTCTTCAGGTACTGCACCATTTAAGAAAAAAGCTACTTCGGGGGGCTTACTTCCCGAATTGTCTATTGTATATTCACCATGTTCCCACAAATCGTCAATATCGCCAACTGCCACTAATTCCTCATATTGTGATACAACATAAAAGACTTTATTATACCACTCAGAAACATCAATTTGAGCATCATATAAAGCATCATAAGCAGTTATCTTTCGATAATCTTTTTCATCTACACGCTTCGCACTGTCTACACGATATTTTCCCATTTGTACAACTGCATCTTTTCCATCATTTACTAATAATCTTGCCGTAAATTCCAGTCCTGCAAGTTCTTTTCCTGCAAGTTCTGATACTTCAAACTCACACGATGATGCAATACAGCCGCCAAGTTGTAAATCCTCACTATCACATATGCTTTCTTTAATTGTCACGCTTTCTTGATGCAGCGTTTCGTTTGTGATTGTATAATCTAAGTCGTGAAAATAAAATTCATAGTCATTAAAATACGCACCAATTTTATAAAAACTCTCTTTTTGACTATCTGTCAAATTAAGCATTTTATCACCTCGCTAATACTCGATAAATTCATATGTTGTCGGTAAATAGGTAGGAAATCCTTTATATGTTCCACCGTATTTGTGTTCAACATCCGGAACATAAAAAAATCCTGTGCTATAATCGTTTTCCCATTCATTAAAATATCTGATACGAATTTTCTTTTCGGGCGAAGCTGTGCATCCCGGTTGTTTTTCTCCTGTTCTAAGTATTGACATGAACTTCTCGTGTTTGCCATACTCCATATAGGCTGTCGAAAAAGAAATTCCGTCACGCATATGTTTTAAAACATTTCTTTTTAAATAGCCGTTCGCATTGACATAACTATCTAAATCCTGTGCCCGGTCCGCTGTAATGCTTAAATTGTCTGCCGCTATAAATTGGTCTATTTTTGTATATTCATAATTTCCATTACTATATCCTGTAGCAATGGAAACAAGACCCTTACTTTTTGAAAATGCCATAATTCTACCTCTAACTTTTTAAGGTTAATGATTTTTTTGCATCAAAAAAGACGGATATTAAATCCGTCTTGTGGTTTTGTAAAATTTAATTTATTCTTTTATCAATTTAGCATAATGTAAATCCAATGCAACATCTTTTGTTTTTTCACCAGTAAGAGAATTTTCAGTATCTCCCATTCCGTTAAAAACAGTATATGCTTCGATAACATCACCCTCTAATATATTAAGGTTATCATCATTTGTCTGATAATCATACAGCCAAACAAATTTATCATAATCTTCCTGTTTTTCTTTCTTGTTATACACATATGCTTTATAATACTTGTCACATCCTGTTTTTACGCTGTCGTTTATTACATCACTAATGTAAAGATTAACCTTAAAGCATTGTCCATCATATTTTTTAGGCTCTCTTGCAACCTTTTTGTACGGAAACGATACACTTTTATTCTTCATTTCTTGTAAAGTATAACTTTGTTCTATTTGCTTCATATCATCATCTGAGTTATCATTCCCGATTACCGACAATACATAAAGTGCTATTACAATGCCGACTATCGTCCACAATATATTATGTTTTTTCTTACCATTATTCATTTTTTTAACACCTACTTTTTATTTAACTTTTACCTTGCAAGTTGCTGTGCAACCACTTTTCATTTTTAAAGTTATCGTAGCTTTCCCTTTTTTAACAGCCAAAACTTTTCCTTTTTTATTGACTTTAGCAACTTTTTTGTTGTCAGTAGTCCAACTTTTCAATACATCAGGATAAGTTCTTTTCTTTATTTTTAATTTCAGCTTTTCACCTACTTTTAAAGTTTTGCTCTTGCATGATATTGAAACTGTTGCCTTTAATTTAGGTATTTTCTTTATTTCTACTTTTGAACAAGTATAACAATGTCTTGTCTGTTTTCCACTTTTAAAAATTGTAGGTTCTACACTTTCATCCCACAATGTACTCCAACTACTCCAATCATGCTTTGTGTCATCAACTGGAATATCCTTGTATTCTCTTTGAGAGCAATTATAACAATATCTGCTTTCCTGTCCTTTGTTTAAACAGTCAGCCTCTGTCCACACTTCCCAATCAGACCATAAATGTGAGCCATCACCTTGTCTTGCTTTTGTTTCTTCTTTGTAACATTCAGTGCAATATCTTTCCCACTTTCCATCCTCACATAAATAGCCATCAGCTTTCCATTCAGTCCATTTATGTATTCTTGTCGCTGGAACAGTCACTTTCTTAGAATCGCCGCAAATAGAGCAATCATACCAATTATAACCCGCCTCAGAACATGTGGGTTTTTCACTAAAACTAGAATCTAAAACCCATCTGTGATTACATACTGCATAAGATGTAGTATAGGTACTGGAGATAACAAGAGTTGTTATCCCTAAAAATGCTGCAATTTTTGTAAAAAAACTTTTTCTCATATCCGTTCACACTCCTTTTAAATATTTGCTATATCATACCACATTCAGCACGATATAGCAATATTCTAAGTGAAAAGAGGTTTGCCGTAACGCTTTTTGTAATTACTGTTGGCATTTTGCGTTATCTTGACTATATCACCCTCAGAAACACCCTCGACATACAAAGGAGTGCCGCTACTATTCATGCGGTTTATGCTTGTTACAAGACTTGTTAAAACAGGTGTCATAACATTATATACTGCGTCTGACACACCTTGCGATACTGACGCAACGATTTGGTCGTTGTTCATGACCGCTGTTCCTCTGCCTTTGAGTGTGCCTACCAGTTCGGGACCTGCTTCTCTTGCATAGAAAAGCTGACCCATGTTTGGAGTACCGCCATTTGCATATTTTGCTATGTTGTGCCACGAACCATTTTCAAAAATACCGCCTTTTGCCAACTTAGGTACTGAGGGAATACTAACTCCCGGTATTTTATTGATAGTTTTAATGCCTTTGTTAATTGCACTAGCAATAGCATTCCAAGCCTTTTTTAACGGTGCTGTGAACATATCTTTAAAAGTAGCTGTTAAAACTGCTGTTTTACTCGTTAATTCTTTCCATTTATCTTTTATTGACTTAAAAACATCTTTGGTTTTTTCTTCTGCTCTTCCTGTTAAGGTAGCCGTTTTGGTTTTAACGCTTTTCCATATGCTACCGAGTTTGTCAACGCCATCTTTAATTGTAGCTTTTGCAGTGACAATCGCATCTTTGGACTTTATTTTTCCCCATTTTTCGGATAACTCGTCAAACTTATCTGAAATTGTTGCTTTTGCCTTAGCCCAAAACTCCTTTGTGCCGCCTTTGACCTCAGACCATTTTTGTTGCACTTCTTTGAATTTATCTTCAATTTTACCTTTAGCATATACATAAATTTCTTTAGTACCCTCAGTAAAACTAGCCCATGCTTCTTTTGCTTTGCTAAAGCTATCTTCGATTTTACCCTTTGCTTTAGCAAAAAGAGTTTTTGTCCCGTCAGTAAAGTTATTCCAACCATCAACAATTTTGCTGAATACTTTATCTGCCTGACCTTTAGCTTTGGCTATAACACTTTTAGTTTTTTCCTTAAATCCATTCCATTTTTCTTTAACTTCATCGAATTTTTTACTAATTTCTCCTTTTGCTTTAGCCATTAAAGTTTTCACTTTTTCTTTTTTGCCGTTCCACCATTCCTTGATTTCTTTGGCTTTATCGTCAAAACTGCCTTTTATTTTTAATCCAAGTTCAATAGTTGCTTTACCTAAATTTTGAAGTTTTTCTTTTATTTTGTCCTTTAAATTAAAATTATTCATAAAACCATCAACGCAAAATCCAGCAATCTCTTTAAATACCGTTGACGGAGAATGTATTCCTAATGCTTCTTTGACAGGTTTTACAATAAGATTGTAAAGGAAATTTGCAGGATATACCAACGCATTAGCAAACCCCTTTAAAACTCCGTTCGCCATATCGTTTCCCACATCAATTCCGGATGTCATGGCTGTCGTATCATCCCAAGTATCTCCGAAAAAGTCTTTTATTGTTGTGCCTATCTTTATAGCTAATTTTACAGGTACTTGAAAAACACCCATAGGTGAGTTTTCATCAAGCCAAGAAACTTTTTTGCAAAGTGGCTTCCAAATTTTGTTTGTAAACCATTCATCAATATTTCTTGCTAGTTCATCAGCCGCCATATCGGGATTTGCTAATGTTGGAAGTTTTGTAGCGATTTTTACAGCAATATTTGACAGCGTCAAACCTTTTTGTATTCCCAATGCTGTTTTCACAGCTTTTATAACATCACTTATTTTTGCTCCGTTTGCTATCCAATTTTTAATACTTGCATATACATTTTTAAATGTGACAACTATTTTGCCGATTCCTGATTTAATCTTTGTTGCAAGAGCCTTAGCCGCCTTGCTTATTTTCGATATAGACCATGCTTTTATAACAGCAAAAACTCTTGAAAGTCCTACACTTAATTTAGACTTTCCAATTTTACTTCCAAGCAATATTGCAAGTAGCTTTTTCCATCCTTTTCTTAATGTAAATCCTAAAATTCCTATTGTGATTATTCCTGAAACTGGGTCTTCTTTTGTTTGTGCTGTAATCGTTGTCCCTATTGCTTTAACTAAAGATTTCGCCATTTTGCCTAGTGACCAAATAACTCCACCCCAATCAATAGAACCGATAAAATCAGCAATAACCTGTCCTACTTGTTCCCAATCAACAGTATCAAGTGCAGTCGTAATACTATCTGCTATGCCTTTTATTCCGTCACTCAAACTCTTTCCAAGTTCCTGCCAACCACTAAGTCCAGTCTGCTTATTCTTCTTGTTCATTGTCTTAAAGAAGTCGTTTATACCTTGACCTAACGCTTTTCCAAGACCTTTAAAATCAAAAGTTGTTATTGCTCCAAATGCTGTTTCGATAGCCGCCCTTAATTTGGATGCCATTGATTTAAAATAAGATTGTAATACACCTGTTTTAATTGCTGAGTTAAGAGTTTTCGACAAACCTTTTCCAAGATTTACCCAGTTTACTTTTTTAAAGAAGTTTGTTTCAGCTTCAAGTGCGGTTTTAATAGAATTGCCGATAGCTTTTCCTAAACCTTTCCACTTGAATTTTTCAACAAAACCATTTAAAGAAGTACCCATAATTGAGGTAATCTTTTTCAAGCCTTTAGCCCATTTGCTTGTATTTTCATTCACCCAGTCAATGCCCTTATTTAAGGTTGTCGCAAGTGCTTCACCGATTTCTGTTCCGTCACCTGTGTCCCAAGCTGTTGTAAATAATTTTTCAATTTTTTCTTTGAGGTTATCAGCATCACTTGTCATGCTTTTAAACGCTTTGTTCCAACGCTTCTCGTAATCTTCAACAGCGTTTATAAGAGCATCAGATAAAACGCCACTAACATTTCCTGTGCCATTTTTATCCTTGTCGCTGTCACTCTTTGAAGTCTCATTTGTTGTAAGATTGTTTAATTTATCAAATCCTTGCAACTGCTTGTTAAACTTCTTCTGTGCGTCTGCCGCATTATTTATACTGTCTGCCGCATTGTCGGCACTGTCTGATACATCGTCATAGGTATCTGATGTGCCACTGTCTGTTGAACCAAGACTGCTATCAAATTTCAAGCCAAACAAGTCACCGATATACTTCATTAAGTCTTTGACAGCCATTGCCATTGCGTTAAGCCAAGGCAACACTTTTTGAATGACTGGCATAAACAATCTTGATAACATCAAACCACATTGCTTAATGTTTGATTTTAACATTCTAAATTGGTTTGCGGGTTGGTTTATCGTATCTGCCAAATCACCCCATGCGACTTTAGATTGTTGCAACATAGTGATAACACGCAAATACTCTTTCTCAGCCTGTGTCATATCAGAAACATTTTTCTTAACACCTAGCCCAAGTGCTGTTTCCTGTAATGCCGCAACCGATATGTCCATACCATATTTTTTTACAGCCATCGCCGCACCCGAAAGACCACTTGAAAAATTCTTCATTACAGTATCAAGTGGCATATTTGTTAATGATGACATATCCCCGGCAAGCATTGTCATGGCTTTTGATGTTGCGATAGATGCCTCACCCATCATTCCGACAGAGTTTGTCATTTGTGCTATTTGAGCTTCAAAGTTTGTTATCTGTGTAATGTCAAGTCCAAGACTAGCTGTACCTGTGTCAAGTAAATCTCCATCCTTGCCAATCTTATATCCTGTCATTTTGCCTGTAAGCGTTGTAAGCCTATCCTCAAAGCTATCCGCATAACTTTTAGCATCATCATAGCCGTATTTTTTGTAATTGCCTTTATTTTCCTGTGCAATCTTATCTATTGCTTTCTGAAAATAATTATATTCTTCAATATAGTCGCTTGATATACCGAGAACTTTACCTAATGCTCCTGCAACTCTTGTTAGCATAAGATACTTAAAATACAATCTTGCAACTGCATTTCCCAACTTGCTAATTTGACCGACAGCAAGTTTTAAAGGCGATTTCATGTTGCGGACATTCTTAGCAAAATTCAGTGTTGCCGCACCAACATTTTTAATCTTACTGATAAAATTAGAAAAGCCTGTTGCCGCACTCTTTAATGTACTTCCAAAACTTCTTGTCGAGTTTTCACTTTCTGTCAGTCTAGCTTTGTACTCTGCAAGTTCTTTTTCAGCTTGATTAAGTTGCTGATACAGCTTATCAAAGTTTGTATCACCGAAACCGATACCTCTATTTCTCATTTGCTCTATAGCAAGATTTAATTTCTTTATCTTTGTTTCGAGGTTGTCCGTTGATTTAATGTCGGTATCAAGACCTAGTGCTTTTTGATCTAAAGCCGCTTTATACCGCCTTGCTTCATCTTCTAATTTGGTCAAAGCCATACTAGCTTTATCCCATTCAGAAGTACCCATTCCCTTGCCGCCAGCTTGTATATTTGCAAGGTTAGCTTTTGCCTTTTCAATTCTTTCATCAAAACCCTGTAAAACAGTTTTAGTTTCGGTAAGACTATTTTTATATTGCTTTAATTCCTGTTCAGTTTTTACAAGTTGCTGATATGTTTTGTCGAATTTGGTATCGCCAAAATCAACTCCATCCGCTTTTAACTGTTTTAAACTTTCTCTCAGTTTATTAACTTTAATATTAAGACTGTCTGTTGCACTTATATCTGCAACAATCCCTGTCGCACGCTCGTTTAAATTTACTTTGTACTGTTTAGCTTCTGCGGCAACTTTTTGTAAAGCGATGTAGGCTCTGTCCCACTCGTCAGTACCCATGCCCTTGCCACTTTTTTCGACTGCTTTAAGGTCGGCTGTGGCTTTCTTTATTCTTTCGTCATATCCCTCTAATGCTCCAGTAGTTCCCTCTCGAGACTGTTTTAATGCTTTAAGAAGTTCTGCTTGACTATCCCAACCTGTGTGTTTAGGCAATGTGTCTGATGATATTTTTTCCATATTTTTTTGATATGTTTCAGCCGCCTTTTTTATTTCACTCTCAGGTGGTATCATCATGGCAGTTTTATTTTCTTGATTTGCCTTTGCATTTTCTCTTTCAAAAAATTGTGCCTTGCTTGCCTGTTCTGCTTTTTGAACTTCTGTAATTTTAGATTTAAGTGTGTCAAGTTGGTTTATGGTTGACTGTATGTTACGCTCTAATTTAACAAACTTTTCATCACCTGTACTTGCTTTGCCTAAATCAAGTGCTGCGTTTTCTTTTATAAAAAGCTTTTGCAAGCTGTTAGATAATCTGTCGTATTGCTTTTCAAGTTGTTTTGTTGACCCAGTAAATCTTATATCTTTGTCTGCATTTTCAAATCGTTTCTGTAATTCTGCAATAGCTTCTAAACCTTGCTTAACATCAACTTTAACATCAGTCTTTGTTTTCTTCTTACCGACATTGTCTACAGTTTTTCCTAAGTCCTCTACCTCTTTAGTGACAGTTTTTAAGCCGCCGACTTTAGCAAGATTTTCAAGGTTTTTGCTGATGGAAGTAGTGTTTATACCGCCAAGTGCTTTTGAAAAACTCTGTAATTTACCTATAAGGCTGTCAAGTGCTTTTTCTGCCGACTGTGCTTCTGCCGATACTTTCAGTTCTAAACTATCTAATTCCATCAAATCACCTCATTCTGATTAAATCTCTTTTACTTTTTCAAGACTTATCCAATATCCGTTGTCAGTAAGTCCCCAATTCCCATTGAGTTTGACAATCTTAACTTTTGTTCCTTTTTTTGCAGTACCTTTTTTATTTACTGCCCCCAGCTTCGGTTTACTTCTTAATGCTGCATTCTTTGTAACAACCGCAGTAAATTTATATCCTGCTGTTATAAACCTCTTAAATTCAATCCATTTCTCATTACCACTACCTGTAAAAGGTGCTGGACAATTTTTGCCGTTTACATCCCAATGTCTAATTATTGTTTTTGCGTTAGGGCACTTACTTTGAATGTATTTAACAAGTTTTCTTGTCGCATACATCTGTTCCCAGTTTGTTTTTAAGCACATATCACACAATTCGATAGACACCGAATTTGCATTTGTACATTTGCCAAAATAAGCCGCTTCGCCTTTTCTTCCACTTCTGTAATCTCTGCCTACCGCCCAAGCTGTACGGCTCATTGCTATTGACTTGCCGACTTTTCCTTTTTTATCAACAAAGAAATGCGCTCCCGTTTCTTTTTCATTAACATTTGCAAAATAATCAAGATTATTCTGTGCTGTATCTCCCTCATTGCTTGTATAATGTATAACAATGTATTTGATGTTGCTTAATGGTCTTTTATTCCCATAGCTAATGCTTTTTGCATATTTTGTAGTCATTTTCATTGATTATCACCTCAAAAATAAAAGAGGAACGGCAAATAAAATTGCTATTCCTCTTTTTCTATTTTATCTAATTCTGCATTAGCAAATGTAGCAAACAATCTTGCCGCAAATAATTCTCTTTGCTTCTGCAATTCTGATTTCGGCTTTTCGCCGTTCTCATTATTATTATTTTCCTGTAAAGGATTTTTAGGGTATCTTCCTTTTCCAAAAGTACAAGCTATCGCTTCGACAACATAATAGCCGTTGAGCCATGAAAGATATTCATATACCTTTATTTTCTCTTGTTCTCTTTCTGTATATGCTTTTATGTGCATTTCTATAGCTTTCGGCGTCATGTGCATAGCTTGTTTATATGTCAATCCTGCCTTTATAGCACTAGGCAAGATATTTTTTTCTATGTTATCTTTGAAACTTATTTTTTCTTCATGTGGTCTTGTGGAACTTTCGGTGCTTTCTTCGGTGTTTCTTCCTCTGTCTGTAACATCTCGTTCAGACCTATCAGTTCTAAAAAACCATCTTCACCCATCTGCTCCAATATCATTTCCATGACTAAATAAAAGTTTGATTTATTTTCAGCAATATACTGTTTTAACAGTGCCTTTGCATCACTAAGTGATGTAACTGTACCGTCACCATTTTCAGTATTTCCATGATGTTCTAACAGCCCTGCATAGAACATATGTAATGTTGTCTGAGGTACATTTGACATACTTTTAATAATGCTTTTAATTTTTCCGTTTTCATCTTCTAAGTCCATTCCAGACATAAACTCTAAAAGTCTTTCTGTGCTCTCAGGATAAAGTGATGCTTCAAGAGAGTATTCAAGTTTGTATTCTTTGTCACCAATATTTAAAATTTTAAACATATTATTTTCCCTTTCTCTTACTTTTTTGTAAGAAAGGGGGCAGTCCTAAGACCGCCCCGCTTTTAATCAATTTTGCTATTTTTAAATTGTTTCATCTTTATCGTATGAGTAGTCGGCTGTTTTAGATTTGCTATCCGACACAGCCTTTGTCTCAGCCGAATAGCTTTTTATTCCCCCGGTGTAAAGTCTACCTTTGTATCAGGGTCTTTTTTCTCAACAATAGTCAAGTTCATCTCAACTGTTAAGAGTTCATTCTGCCCGATTTCCGGCTGAGGGATGCTCTCCGGCGGCTCTGCGATAACAAATAACGCTTTATCAATGCCCGGAATGATAGTTTCAAACCACATCTGTTTCCCACCTGTCAACGCTTTATACGCTTTTATAAGAGCTTCCCACTCTTTTACAGTATCATCCGTAAAGTTTACCGTTACTGCAAAAGACCCACCAGTATCGGCACGACCTTTGACATATTTTGTCGTGTAATCTTCAAGTGCTGATGCGTCTATTTGCTCCGGCTCAATATTGATACCTCCGATTGCGTTTATTCTTGTCAGCTGTTTAAAAGTTGTTGGCTTTGTTCCTGCTGTTGTTTCTACTCCGTAACCGAAAGTAATACCGAGTGTCGAAATTCCGGCTGCTGCCATATTTACCTCACTTTCTTCTGCTAATTTTATGCAGTTAGCGAACATTTCTAAAAAATGTCCGGTCTATAAGTTACAATCTGTCATTTGCCGCAACTACCCTTGATACTCTGAAAGTTGCCGACCTGACTTTATTTGAAATACCATAGACGATGCTTGTTACTTCAAATCTTTTATCTTTAAAAAATAAAACGGCATATGCCGCTACATTTTCTAAATCACTTCTATTTCCTTTAAATGTTATTGTTATCTGAAAAATAGGTCGTATTGCGTTTATTAACTGTCCGTCAAGTGTTTTGCCTACTTCTGTAAATGAAATTTGTTGAAATAACACTGTAGGAAACACCGCTACTCCCTCTAATTCTTCATCTTGTGTAATATTAAGGTTTTTATATTTTGTTCCATACTCTTTTTTTAGGTTGTATGAAAACAAGCTATAAAGAGTATTTTTAAATTCTAAAGCCCATGAACTTGATTTATCCATTTCCAAATACTCTCCTTGCTACTGATACATAATCAGCTATAATCTTTTCATACGCTTTTAAAACAGGCATTGTTGCTTCTACACCGCGGGTCATTACTAATGCTCCTGTTTCATCATAGTAAGCCCAAACCTTTTGCACTCCATGACCGGCTCCGTATGAGCCGATAAGGAAGTTAAATTCCTGCCCTTTTGGATGTGGGCTTGTTCCTGCTTCGCCGTTGTAATAAACACCAGCTCCAAACTCAATAAAAAGAATTTCTTCGCCCTCTACAACAAGATTTGCCTGTGCATAACTTCCAAAGTTATTAAGTCGTACATATGTGTAATGTTCAGTGTTTGAGCCACTCCTTACACCTTTGCTATCAAAAGTGTAGCCTGCTTCGGCTACATTAGTTTCTATAACAGGTATGCCAACTTCTGCAAGTGCTTTTACAAGTTCTGTCGTTTTATTCCTTAGCCATTGTTTATAGCTTTTAAGCTGTCTTATAGCCTTTTCTACAGACTTTACCGACAATCCTAATGCTATTGTTTGCTTAGACATAATCACCTACTTTACAACCGCTTTAAGCACATACTTTGTTGACTTCAAAGCCGGCTTAATTTCAACAATAGTAAAATCTGCTGATGTTTCGTCCACTACTTCGTTTTCTCCGTCAGTAAATTCTACTTCGCTATCAAGCCATATTAAATCCCCTTTCTTAAGCGGAAATTTGTTTCTGTCTGTCAACATGATTGCGTCATAGTCAGCAGTATCAAAGCCAAATTCTTCAATCTTTGCTTTGCCACCGCTGAAAGCTATGTTTGCTTTAAAGTCAACTGGTTTAGAAAAGCCAATTACTTCGCCAATAATTTTCGGAATTTTATTACCCTCATCATCAAGATAAGGGATAAAATTGCCCTCATTATCAGTATATCCCTCGTAAAGTATGTTACCCTCGTCGTCTTTTTCATAGATTGTTATTCGTTGTCCCTGCTGTGAATATTTCATAGCCTGTTTATTTATATCAAGCATTTGTTTTTCCTTGCTTATAAATCTGATTTATACCGGTACTGGACAATCCCGAAACAATTCCGACAGCAATAGCATTGAGAATGTCACTTGCTGGAAAATCAGGTATGATATACATACCAATAACGCCCAAGACTGCTCCTGCTATGCCTACAATAACCGGAATAAGGTTATCTTTTATCTGTGGTATCTGCTTTGCCGCATACCCGATAAGATATGTAATCACGACAATGGCAACTACTGTTGATACTGATGTTATATCCATTAGTCTTTACCTCCATTCTTTAAATGAATTTCCTGTATTTCGTTATACATTTTGGTTACCATGCCATTACCGCCAAGTGCGTGATATGCGTTATACATTTCAACAAAATTGTCATACGCATAAGAGGGCATTTCACCAATTTTCATATACTTATCGTGGTATTCGATAAGTTGTACACGCAATAGCAACATAGTTCCTTTGCTATTTGCGTCTTTATCATTTTTTTGTTGTTTTAGAAGCCAAACAATATAGCCCAAAAAAATCGGTAATGCTATTATATATGTTTGTAATAAAATATCTTGCATTTTATATCTCCTGTATAATTTTGATACACCGCCCACCACCCTTTAAAGTGTATCGCCTGCACCATTTTCGTGACCTCACGTATATGGTACGCACAATCTTCTTTTTAATGTTTATAACATTTTTACAAAAGGAAATACCCCAACAAATAAGCTGTCTCTGTCTTTCCATGTTCGACTTACACCATTTTCGCCAAAACTTGCCATAAATTCTTCGCCCGCCTGTGAATGGTCATACACAACAAGATTAACGATAACTCCCTCGAACTGTTTCAAGTCCTCTGTTATCATTTCTTCTGTATAGTTACTAGGGTAATTTCTTCTTGCTTTTACATCTTCTGTAGCTTGCTTAATAAGTTGCTCGATAAGTGGATTATCTTCTTTTTCATCGAACACTACCACATCGGATGTAGTTTTATCATCATTTGTGACTGTATCAATATGAAATTGTTTAAGTCTAATTTTGACTTGTTCTAGTGTGGTGTATTCCATGATGTTATCTCCTATAACCTAAATTTATCAATCAACATACTTTTTAAGTCAGCACCACTGAAACTGTCAGCGTTTGGAATACCGCTTTCAGATGCAAGTGACTGTAAATCTGCTGTACTCATTCTGTTTATATCTGTTTTGGTATATTTAGGCGTTTCAAATGGAATAGAAGCAGTCTTTTCAACTGCCCCTATTTCTTCGCCTGCCTTATACCATTTTCCGTTGTATTTAACAGTGTGTGTTGCTTTCATGTAGCACCTCCTACATTACTTTCATAACTACAACGCTATCCATTCCCTCAAATGTCGGAAGTCCTATCATAGATACAACGCAATGAGTATTGATAGGGTGGTTAGTAGCATATGTGTAAACAGAAATACCAGTTTCAACGATAGATAAGTTTCCATCTGTAAGGCTTCCGCTTCTTTCTTCCGGTGTTCTGCCGAATACATAATCACCTAAGAAAACTCCACCTGATTGTGCACTGATAACACCTGTCGGTACAAAGTATTTTGTCTGACCGTCTGTTGGGTCAATATAAAGTTTGTCGTAAACTTCAATCTCAATCCCATATCCTTTAAGATAGTCAACAACCTGCCCCTGCTGTACTCTAATACCACCTTGATATGCCGCAATTCCAAGTACCTGCTTCTTTGTGTCCTCAGCTTCAAGAAGTTTCTCAAAAGTTTCTGTATTCATAGTAAATCTTGTCAGTGAATAACCTGTTTTCTTTGCAAATGTTCTTCTTGCCTGTATAAGGTCGTCGAGTGGTGTTGCCGTGGTCGGCGCATCCCACTTATCAGCTGGCGTCTGAATTTCGATAAAATGGTCTTTCTTATGTTCCCCTCCACTGTCTAATGTATATTCAACATTGTAGTTCTTTCCACCAATCGTAACCGGAATTTTTGGAACTCCATCTGCTGGTGCTAACAAGTTCCAAATCTGACGCTCAGGGACTACTAACGCTCCCTCAATGAGGTTCATAGGCTTCTTGCTAATTTCTCTAAGTACCTGATTTGCAAGGCTAGAGTTTTCAGCACTTTGATAGTTTGCGTACTCCTGTTCTTCTTTTTCTGTAACCATGTACGATTCACGATAAAACGGCATTTCGTTCTGAATATCAGAGAAACCACCTACATCTCTTAACTCTGCCTGTGCGTCAAAGTTAGATGCCTTTAACGATACTGGAAGTCCACTTTTACCCTTAATAAATCTAAGGTCAAGTGAATCCTGTTTTCTTGTTCCAAACTTCTGTCTGCCAAGATAAGGGGCAGAACCTAATGTTTTTTCGTAGTTATTCCACATTACACCAAGACTTCTCGCTGTAAATGCTTCTGCTAATGGTAATGCTGCCATAGTTCTATTTACCTCCTATTATTCGCCTACTAATGCTGTTGCACCGTAAAAAGTTACTCTAGGTGTTGCCTTTCTAGCCGCTTCTGCGATTGAAAGTCCTTTCACTTTTTCCCAGTCGATAGTTCCCTGATATACATAAGTTCCTGGTGCGTCACCCTGCGTTACATCTACATCTTTAAGCAGATAACCTACGCAATCCTCGTCATTGCTAGGGAATGGTGTTCCCGCTTTAACAATCTTGCGGCCATTTGTGTCCGCATCAGCTACCATCGTCTGCGGTACTATGCACGCCGCACCCTCATAAGGGAAAAATTTCAAAATCCCTTTACTTTGTGTGAAATCTCTTTCAATAGGTTTTCCCATTGTTTACCTCCTATAAAACATATTCATTTTTTGCTTCAACATTTGCCGACGATTCACCAAAAATAATTTTTTCAGCATTTTCTACATCTGCCGGCTTTTTATTTTCATTGTTATTGTCAGCACTACTACCGCCCGGATTTGTTGTGTTGTTTGCAATCTCCTGTTCTTTAGCCTGTGCTGAAGCTGTTTCTTTGTCTGTGATAATTTTTCCAAGCTCCGCAGTATCAAAACTTCCATCATCTTTAACAACTGTCTTTGCCTGTTCTGCTGTGATTTTGAAATCAGTCATAGCTTTCTCGCGCAAATCTCTGATAGCATTGCTTTTCTGTAACTCTGCTATCTGCTGATTAGCCGCTTCTAAGGCTTTGTTTGCTTTTTCAACTTCTGTTAAGTTTCCAGCTTCGATTTCATCAATCTTGTTTTGCAGTTCGTCAGTCTTTTCAGCTTTTTCCTTGAACTGTGCTGTTTTAGCTTTTTCTCTTGCAACTTCTGAATTGTTCTGATTCAGAATGTTTGTAATCTGTTCCTCTGTTGCATCCGGGAAAAGTTTTAATACATCGTTTCTTGTCATAATTGCCTCCGTAAACTCACGCTTTTGTTACCGCAGGTCGCTCCTGCTGAGTTCTCCTATTTACCGCATAGGTGCAAAATTTGTATTAAAAAAGCAACCCTTATGGATTGCTAATTTTTCAAGTATTCAAGTGAGCATCTACAATTAACGATTTCTTCTTCGCTTGCTCCTAATGATGTATCTTTCGGGAACATCATTTCTGAACCGCCAACATTAAAATGCTCAAATATTCCTATTTTTGTGTTATCTACTTCTGTATGTGTATGCCTAACTCTATCATCTTCCATCGTTCGCCACACTTTGAATTTGTAACCTTGCTTTACCATTTCAACTTGCTCACGATAATTGCCAACCGAGTTAGCTTCGTTTGCGGCTATATTCATTGCTCTGTCTTGTGAAGTATAATAATCACTGTTTAAATTTTTAATTGTCGTGTCTATGACAGACATTGTTATTTGTGCGGCATAATCGTTGATGTATGCCGGTGTTTGTTTTGTATTTAAAAACTTTGTTGCTATTTTGCAGTATTCTTCATCTGCAATCTTATAACAATTTTCAATATCTTTGTTTTCATCTAACAGCATGAGGAACAAACTAAAAAACATACTTTCAAACTTTTTAGCAAGTTTTATTCTTTCTTGCTTTTCTTTATCGGTGATTTCCATTTCGCCAAAATATTTTTCATATGACAATGGTTTCCCGATTATATCTAGTTCGTCAAAATCTTGTACGCTCATGTTATTGTTTCCTCATTTTTGCAAAGTAAAAACAGCTACTAGTTTTGCCCGATAGCTGTTTCACTTTTATTATCATTCAACTGATTGCCGTTATTCATTTGCTGTACTATCTTTTTTGCTCTTGCTTCTTGTTCTTCTACATCATCAATAGTCTTCCAAAGGTTATCTATGTACGGCTGTGATAGCAAGAATGTCTTTTCTGCATCTCCCCACAATCCTACTGTTTTTATTGCTATAAGCGGATGTATGCCGCACTGTAAAAGCTGTAACAATGTCTGAGCCTTAGTGTACATATTATCTTGTGGGCTATGATTTATCTGTACATCAAAATCTCTTAATGTTATACCTAAATCATGGTCTTTAATACGAATAATATTTAAAGCTACTTTAGCAAGCCGTTTTTCTGACGACTTAACAATCGGGTCTTTTAACTTTGCTCTAGTTTTAGAAAAGTCCCATCCTGCTCGAAGAGATACGGCCCCCTGCGTGTCGCCCCCGGAATTTTGATTTTCCCTTGTTGGCATAGCAAGAACACCTTGTGCGTTTTCCCACAAATCATCTTTTGCAACTTGACATTGTGTCTGATTAAGTTCTTGCGTCATAATGTCAACATCTGATTTATTGTCTTTATTGACCGACTTGACCGCAAGTGCATGGCTTTCTTTCATTTTTGCAAATGTTTCTTCATCAATCTCACAATTTATAAACTTGACCCAATACTGAACAAACTGTTCAACTCCATCCATTCTGTTAGACTGCATATTGTTAATAGCATCTAACATATCTATAACAATTTCAATATCAGACAATCTTTCGTGATTGTTTGGAAACTCAACGATAGGAATACTGCCAAAACCATGTAGTTTCCATTCAGAAACAACGCCGTCTCTAATAATACATGAGTTTGTATTTGTGTAGCACAACTTGTAATAGTTGCCCTCAAAGTCCTTTAATTCTTGTACCGCAAGCATAGGTTCTTCTGTACTTAAATTGTAAATAACAAAAGTATTCATGGGTGTAGGACACACAATTCTGAATGGTATGTCACCATCAGAAAACTGTAATGCTTTAAATGATGTTCCTGTTGCCGACTGCCATTCACCCGACTTAATGTCTTTTTCTTGTTTATTTGCATCTGACATATAGTCGTTAAGTTCATCAACGGCATTATTTACGGCATCGTCATCTTTTCTACTCACAAATTGTACCGGCTCCCCATAGGTTTGTCCGACTTTGAATTGCACTATCTCATATGCATGATTTTCTACAATTTTGTTTATAATATCATCATTTGCAACTTTTGTTCTGTATAGTACCGGTTGGTCGCCTTTGTAATATCGCCACAAATAATCTGTTATAGTTTTGTTATAATAGAAATTTCCGATAACATCACCGACAACCTTTAATATGTTGTCCTGTGTTATTGTCTCCGCAGTAGTATATAATACTTTTCTGCCATAATTTCCTTTTATAATATCTCTCAGAGGTCTTGTATTTCGCATATTCCCTCCTAATATAAAACAGTACCGCTAGATGTTTCTCTTTTTGGTAACGGCTTAACTGTTGTTTCATCCCTTGCAACATCATAAATAACTTGTAAATTACATTTTTTGCATTTTGCAATTTTATTTATCGTTGCTCGCCCATCATATGTAGCGACTTTTCGCCTGCATTGAGGACAATATATCATTTTACTTTTCATTCTGTTTTTCTCCGTAAAAAATGCGTACCACCTGTTAAAAAGTGATACGCACTGAAAAGATTTTATTTTATTTCAAAACTTCTATGACTTGTTTCAGTTTAGTAATATTTTCTGCTATTTTTTCTGCTGGAACATGAATGATTTTCCAGTCAAGCCCTAAAGATAATTGTATTATAGCTTCTCTTTCTCCTTTATATACATCTTTATGATACAACGAGCCGTCTACTTCTATAATAATCTTTTCTTTTGGAATAGCAAAGTCAACTTTATATTTCTTTATCTTTTGCTGAGGTATTATGCTGTATCCCAACCTCAGCAATTCGATTGCAACCATCGCTTCTGGAATACTGCCGTATAATTCTTGTCTTATTTCTGCAATTTTAATTGCTTTTTCGTACAAACTAAAATCAAAAACTTGTTTTTTAATTTTGTTTACCGCCTTATCAAATTGTTTTTCTTTCGGAGTTTTCACTTCCAAAAGTTCTTTTGATATTTCTTTTTTCTTTCTTATCGTTGTTTTACAATAATCACATAAATATGTAATTGTCCTAGTATAACAAACTCTTCTTACTATTTTCCCACATATAGCACATGGTATTTTATACAAATATGTCCCACGTCTGCCACGGCTTCCATAATTCGGGTCATATTCAGTTTCTATACCGTCAAGTTCTGCTTCTATTTTACTCATATTGTCTACTGCCTTTCTGCAAACACCTATTTATTATGATATGGGAAAGATAATAGGCTTTTATCTTTGTCGGGAGCTACCCTATCCCATATTTTTTCATATTACAATTATACTACATATAGTAGTGAACTGTCAATACCTATACTGTATATTGTATTTTATTTATTTTTTCAAATTCTTCCAACGCTTTTTTATGTGCTTTTTTACATCCTCTGTCTGTCATATCCATTTTTTTTGAAATTTCTGAAATACTTTTAAATTTTATATATTTTTCATATAAAATTATTTTATGTTTTTCTTTAGGAAGTTTATTTATTTGTTGCTTTATTTTTTCCTTCAGTGCTATATAATCATCTATGATTTCATCAAGTTTTCGTTCCATTTCATCAATTTTAGCTATGTTTGTACCAATTTTGTCTTGGTTAGGACTTGTCATAACCTTTTCTTCATTTTTTACTGCCGATATACTACAAGACAATTCTCTATATTGTGAAATTTCCAGTAATTTATTATTTATCAGCATATTTAATCTATTGATTTGATTAAGATAGTCTTTTGTCGTCATATGTCAATACCTCCTACCGCTACTAAAAGGATTTACAGCCGCTTCAACTTTTGCGGCACTCCAATTACCCTCAATGAAATATGCTAATGACGCAAGGCAGTCAGCCGCATCTTCATGTTTGTTTTTTCCTGTTATTGTAAAACTGTATAAGTTTGTCATAAATTTCCTGTATTCTTGACTTCTGCATCCAACATCACGAAAATAAAATTCTCTTATGCTTCCTGCTTTGTCCCATATCCTTTGAGTTTTTCTTTTATTCGTTGGTGCGTATTCCGACCTCAAATTGATTTTTTTCCCTTTTGCTTGCAACATTACATCAACTTCATCTTTGTAACCCTCGCCGCCTTGATTTGCTTCAAAATATGCTGACCCGACATCATGGTCTATAATCATATTTACAACTTTTGGCTTTGTAAATTTCTTTTCGTTGTTATCGAAAACAACATCATCTATATATATTGAGTTATCCTCATACATATAAGCTACCGCAAATGCAAGGAAATCTTCTCCGCCTAAAGCAACATCGCAAGCCGCACATATTCTGTATGGTTCTTCTTTCGGAAGTACGCCATTGTAAAATTTCATATGCTCAGGATTGAATACTGCTCCATCTCTTTCAATAGGCTCTTGCTGATACTGAGCATACCAAGAAGCCATATCATCATTTTCTTCAAATTTTGCTCTTAATGTTCGATAATACTGCGTTGTATATCCAACTCCGTAATCATAATCAAAGTTACTTTCGTCATTTTCATCAAGTGCCGGGATTTTTAAAATTTCATATCTAATATCTTTTGCTTCAGGATTATTTTGTAAGAAATCTAATCTGTCACTATAAAGGTCATGTAAACTCCAAATTGTACCGTTATGTATGAGTTTGCATTGTTCTTTTTTTCGTGACATTACATTGTTGTCAAATATTATCTGTTTTCGTTTAAGTGTCTCAGGATTAAGTACATCTTGAATACCCTCTAAAATATCATCAAGTACCATCCAGCCGTATGCGTCATACTCACCATTAAGACCACTTTCCAGCCCTTTTCCTGACAATGTTTTGTATTTTTTCTTTCGTTTTAAATCTACTTTGTTGTTTTTAGCATCAGTACACGCAACTTTAATGTCCGGAAATAAATCAGCAAAACAATATGTAGGGTCAGTCCATATTTCCATCACACCAGTAAGAAAAGCTCCGCCCAATCCCTCTTTATATGTTATATATAAATTGCTTTTTTCCGTATCTTTTGCACAATGCCACGACATAGCTAGTGTTATAATTTGGGATTTACCTATTCTTGGTGGCATATGTATAAACAACTCGTCAAGTTTTCCATCTTCTAATTCTTGAATTTTATCTACAACTTGTTTGAGTGTTTTTCTTCTAGGCTCATAGAACCTTTCTTTTCGGGGTCTGTTTTTTTCAATGTATAAAATATAGCTATCAAGTAGCATTGGTGCTTCATAAAGTAAAACCTTGTAATATTTTTCTATAATTTCATATGTTTGCTTGTTTGTTTGTGATTGTTCTTCAAGCCATTTAAAATCCGCACCATTTGTAACTATACTTATGTATTCAAAAATTAACTCTTTTGCCTTTGCAGACAATTTCAAGCCGTATTCTTTGTCTTTTTCCGTCAGCAAAGCAACTTCTACAGCTTCAACATAAGCATTTATAACACTTTCATCTATTCCATTTTTCTCTATGTAATTTTCATAACTTTGAACTGTTTCTTTAAGATATTTAGATGCCAAAAAAGAAGCACCTCGCTTTCTTTAGCAGAGGTGCTTATAGACCTCTGCCTATAATTGTTTTAGGGTAGCGACTAACTCTATTTGTTAGCCGGTAAGTTTCTATTCCATTTGTTTTAATATGTGTTCGTAAAATTTTATATAACTTTCAAATAATTTTACTTTATTTTTGTCACCTGCATACAATCAATCATTTTTATACAAAAATGGCATATTCTTTCTAGTATATTTAATCTCTTTTTTTAACCATTTTTCAATTTTATCGTATTTGTCAGCTTTTTCAAGTGCTGTCGTTAGTTCTGCCAATGATAGACCATATTTTCTATCTTTAGTCCATCCACCCAATTTCGTGTCAACAATTTCTTCCAAATCATGTATCTTTTCTTTTAATGTTTTTTCCTCGTCACTAAAGTTTCCAACACTAATATGAGCTGCTATTTCCGAAAATGGTTGTGCGTGTTCCAACTTTTCTATTGCATCTTCATATGTATAGGTCCGTCTGTTATCAAGAATTTTTGCAATAGCTCCATGCACTGTCAGATTAACTCCTAAAAATTTCTTATCATTTGTGTCCCATATCGCATAATGCCCTACATCATCCTGCAATGAAACTATCAGCATATTCTCACTCCTTGTTCAGTTCATCCGCATATCTTGTCATTTCAATCTGTGTTCCGTTTTCGTCCCTTGTGCCGACAGTTACATATCTGTCACAGCCACAACTTGGTATGTTGCCAAGTCTTATTTCTGTTTCATCATCTTTAAATCTGTAACAATCACGCATTTCTTCAATACATTTATTCATCTCTGATATTTTCATCACTTTGCTCCTTAAAATTTTGGAAAATAATAATTATGCCATCCGTTTTTCATCTTTTGTTCTTCGCACCAAGACACATACACATCAAGCTTTCTGTCAAAATCCATATTTGCACTGTATTCATCCCAAGCCTTTTGATTTAGTTTAAGTCTTTGTCCTGTTATTATATAGTCAATTAGAAGATATACACCCAAGAACAAAAATGCGGCTCCTGTTATCGCAAACAATACCATTATTTTCATTTTCAAACACTCCTAACAATTTATTTTAATGCCCTCTGTTAATACGGCGGTTCTATCCTCATTCAGAATCATGTTTCCGTTTTCATCCGTTTTATGCCATCGTGCATCAACTTTAATCATTGGACTTTGCTTTGCATGAGCGATAAAATGCAACTCCATGTCCGTGCAGCTTACTTTTTTGCCGTCAATAAACACTTGTGCGGTTTTGCCATCGGATTTTATCATAATTTTTTCTTCTTCTGGCTCAAATGGTTCGCATTTATACATAGATTTCCAAGAATCTTCATACCACCTATCCATCTCTCCGATAACGGAATTTGCATAATATGTCGGCTTGCTCATAGTTTTTGTTCGGCTACATAAAACTTCTTGATAATTCTCGATAATAAACTCACATTCAGCACCGTTATATTTATAATCTTTATAAAACTGATAAAAAGATTTCAAATTTTTGATAAAATCAACTAGTGTTTTCATTTCCAATGCACCTTGAACCCTTTCTTTTTATACTCCCCTACGGCTTTTTTAAGGCTCATATCGTCCTCATACTTTTCATTCAGCATAATTACCACATTACCTTTTTCAATTCCGTATATGTTGCAATTTGCAAGTTTCTTAGCCGTTCCAAGGATAGCTTTTGCCTGCTTGCGGCTCATTTCATAGGTTTGGGTTCCCATATTAACAAACATTTCTCATACCTCACTAATCATTCCTAGCAGCCCTGCACACACGAGTATTGCATCTCCTCGAATATCTAATACGCATTACAGAATCATGTACAAGGTCTTGCATATACCCTCTTTCTAAAATAGTTTTCGATATTCCTCTTGCTTGCTTGATGCTATTGGGTAATGGCATGTTTAAATCTTTTCTAAAGTGCTTAAAGTACGAAAAGAACCATTGTCTTTGTGCATATCTTATATTGTGCCTTATTCTGCTATCTAAGCGCAGACAATGTAATGTTTCTCTAATTCTTCTCATTCCTCATAAACCTCTCAAAATCTTTCCTGCACTTATGGCATAAATCAATGTCTTTTAATTCATCACAATAGTATTCTTTAATTCTGATACTATCAATTTGATTTAGCTCTGGTTCCGGTAAAACAATGTTTTGACGAATGTTTGTTTCATACTCTCTCAAGCTAACCGGTTTTTTAAGTTTCATTCTTCTTAAATGTGGTGTTATACAATCATACCATTTTTTCTCTTTTGGAATATTTATCTCTGCACCGCACCTGTCGCAAGTGTGCCATTCTTTTTGATGTTTCATTCTTCCACCGCCTTAATATCCTCCATTAAATTCCGAAAGCCATTCTTTTAGCTCTACATGTGCCCTAGCAAAGCAAAGTTCCATGTCGCAATCACTTTCATTGACAATTATTACATCTTCGCCGTCATGCCTAGCCTCAGGGTAATCATCAGCGCAGCCTTTTTTATAAATCAAAATATTCCAATCGCATATTTTACTATAAGTGATTTCAAGGTGCATAGGGAAGTCTTTTGCTTTATCGTCAAAAAATTTTAAAAATTCGTTCATTCTTTCACCAACTCTCTACCACACATAGGGCAATAAGATATTTGTTTTTTTAATGTTGTAAGATTAAAGTAATCTAATAAGTGATTAGAAACTATTTCAAACATCAATTCATTGCCTTTTATTGTAGCTTGAAAAACTTGTATTTTCTCGTTCATTATGCCGTCTTGTTCTACATTTAAAATTATAGGTTTAGCTTTATTATTACAAAACTTACACATATTCATCATTCCTCTTTGTTGTGTTTACAATACACAAGCAAATGCTCCGCAATCTGTTCTAACTCGTCAATTTCATACTTACTGCTTTCAATTTTTCTCCCTGTAAGCGGAATACTGTGTTCACATGTTTCATTGATGAGCATATCGACAACTTCTAGTGGGTCAAACGGTAACTCTTTGTTTTCGTTTTTCTTATTTTCACATTTTTCCAAGTCATATTTTAATTGTTTGTTGTAGTTACTTAAATCACTGCATTTTTTCTTCCAGCACTCGATTTCATCTATAAACTTTTTGTCATGCTCAGTAAAATCAAGTTTATCAAAAACAATCTCTAATAAGCCTCCAGTCATAATGCTCTGTTCACATTCTGAACAATGCACTGTCACTCCGTTTTCTTTTAATAATTTACCAATAGTTTGTGTAAACTCCATAGCCATCTCTTTATCTTTTATGTCAGTTATTTTTCTTGTTAATTCTTCAAAATCCATTACCTACTACCTCACTGTTTATATTTTTTGATAATCTTACAAACCATACTTTGTGAACACCCCATTTCATCAGCAATCTTTGCTTGCGACCATTTGGCATTGTGTAAAGCCATTACCTTGCCTACATCAATAGAACTCTTTTCCGCTGATGTTTTATTAGAAGTATCTGTTTCTTCATTTTCGTTCTCGTTATCTTCTCCAAAAACTTCGGTATATTCATCCCGAACCTGTTCTTCAAATGCTTTTTGATTTGCGTTGTCTTTCTCTCTGTCCAGTTCCATCGTTGTCATAACGCAATATCCAGCAAGGTCTAGCAGCGTATCTCTTATAGTTTCGTCAGCAACTTTCCGTTCTGCTCCTGTTGCCATATTATCAAGTCTGTTCCATTTATCTTCCATGCGAACCATAGCCGCTACTAATCCATATTTCTTAAATGAACGACTAAAGCTATCGCCATAATCATGATTTTTCTTGACATATGTATCATGTATCTGTTGTAAAAGTATTTTGTGTTGTTCCAAATTATCCATCTTTCTTACCTCTCACATAAATTATTAAAGAGTAGTCCGGAATCGAACCGAAAAAAAGCACATCGCCTACTCTTCTATCAGACATATTTTCCAAGGAGGGATTTTAAACCCGTTTATAATTTGTCCTCAATATGAAAGCAAAGGGAAAGGACGGAATCGAACCGCCGTTGTTTCTAATGTGTCTGATTTACAGTCAGATGCCCTCGCCACTAGGCATACTTTCCCTTGATAAATACGATTAAGGTTTCCCTTTATCCATCATAGATACAGTCATATTCGGTCAATGTGACAGCAAGTCTGAGCTTTCAGGAGCGACCTTAGGCTTCTTGCCGCTTTCAAGCACATATGAGATTGGTACTCATAAATTTCACGGTTCTTTCAGAAATAATCTTGTTATATAAACAACCACCATTTTGTTTGTAATAATGTCGTTTTCAAATGCCAAGTTGCCATACCGCTACTTTAACAAACTTCTTGTGTTATACACTGATTTCTCAGTTTCAAGGCAAACTGACTTAATGAGATTTTCCGCATATAGTCTGTAGTCTCTCACACTACTCACATCACCGGATTATTCTTGCACTGCAAGCGTCTATTATTCGTCAGCCACAAGTTTTTTACTTTTGACTTCTTTATGATGATACGCTATGCAAGCATTGTTGACGATTTTCGTCTTCTCAATAAAAATCACTTTTTACTGAAAGAATCAAAATCAGTAAAATCAATATCTCGACTTTACCTATCTCGTTACTTGCATACCTCAGCAAGGTTGAAAAACCTCTCTGCACTGAGTTAATCATATTTAATTCTGACATATGGACTTGCACCATTAAATTGCACTATGCTGTCAGAGAATTATATTGATTAGATATATAGTAAACCACCCGCGTCGTAACTAGTATTTTTGCGTAGGCATATTATTTGGTTATTCAATATGCCGTCAGTAAACAACAGCATATTGCCATCGGATAGACAGGGCTCGAACCTGTGACTCCCTCCGCTACCATTACCGCAGTGGGTTTCTCCCAACTGAACTACTATCCGTTATATAGTTTAATTAGCTGCTAAAACAGGTTTCTCAACTCACAGCATTGCATATCCCCACTACGAACATTGATATGCGTTCCCACTCGAATTGATGTGGTGTGGATTTGAACCACACATAGCAATCACTTTGCAACAGGTAACACCCATACAGGTTTCTTTGCCGACATTGGCTTCTGCACAAGCGTTGACATAACGCAGACACAAGGATTCGAACCTTGACAGCATTTCTGCTGGATAGCTTAGCAAGCTACTGTGATACCATTACACCATATCTGCATAACTGGTCAGTTTCCGTTTTTACTTACTCCACACTGCCCTAAGTGTAAGGTTCTTTTAGTCAGCGGTTAACGCTATCTTTTGAATAACAACCACTCAATTCAGTTCCCTGTGCTAAGTTTAACCGGTATATTGATTAGCACCTGCATTTCTATAATAAACGCACTAGGAGTGTACTGACAACATCACCAACTGGCATAGCAGGTATCGAACCTGCGACCTACAGATTAACAATCTGTCGCTCTACCACTGAGCTATATGCCAAAATTGCATACACCTCTGTATAGGCTTTTAAGATGGTATGCAAGCACCTGTGTGTTATGGGTGGGTGTGAAAGTTGTAATGGAACTACATTAGTCCAGTACGGAAAAAGTATGTAAGTTCGGGCATCGTGGGATAGACTCCCGAACAACCACACCAAGCCGTGCGATGGCTCTTTAATCAGCATTCCGCTAGTGTGGGAAAGGAGTTTTTCTCCGCGATTTTGCAAGAAGAAAAACAAAGATGGCATCTTGCCAAACTGGGGCAATGGGATTTGAACCCATGATGTAGCAGTCAAAGTGCTATGCCTTAACCTCTTGGCGATGCCCATTGTCCCGCAAGACTGTTATTGCCTTGCGGATGTGATATGTAATATTTTTATGAAGTACTAAAGATATGAATTAAAATACAAATGTTAAACAAATTTCAAAAAATGTTTCACTTTAAATTGTTGGTGCTCTAATTGCCATATCTCTTCACCTCACTCTTATATATCATTTTCTGCCCTATGCAGTGAATTTTCTGTTGTAAAACCATCAGGATAGCGTTTCTTTAATTTCTTGATATTCGTGTTAAATACATCGTCAAGAGTTATTCCGACCGCAGTACACGCTTCCGCAATCATCCATGTACAATCTCCTAATTCTTTCTTGAAATGGTCTATATCAAATTCGTGCCCCTGATATTCCTTTTGTAACATCCCGGCTACTTCTCCTGCCTCAGATGTTAAACCGAATACTGCATGATGCAGCATATCCGTTTTGTTTTCTGTAATACTGCAAGTTCTGTTTGCAAACTTTTGATACTCATTGCCAGTCATTTTTGTTCTCCTTTTGCTTTAATATTTTATAAAATGCTTTCGCAAACACTTTTCACAGACATAAACATCTTTATATCCGACTGGAATTTTATCGTTTTCTCCTTGTATCGCAATGCAATGTTTTAATTCCCATTCATGTTTACAAAATAATCTTTTCAAAATCTCTGCTATCATATACACCTCATACTAATCTTGCTAAATGTTTGCCTTTGAGGACGATATATACTTTCTTAGGACTACTACCATCTTTCGGGAAATGCCAATCAACTATATGATTTTGCACCAGTAAGAAACTTTTAAAGATAAATCTTACCGGAATGTCATTATGTCTCAATGAAAACAATTCTTTTACAGTGTATCTTCTCATAGACTACTCCTTTTCCTGAAAAGCCGGTTTTTGTTTTTGAGGTTGTTTGAGGGACTTAGTGGGGCGATTTTTTCAAGCTCACCAGAGGGGCACCCCCCTGCCGTTGGTGACGGCATCCGGCTTTTCTCAACTCTTTGATAAACTATTGTTTATCTTAAAGTTTATCAAAATTCGCACAACATCTAGTGGTTTTTATCCTCAATAACCGCCACATCTTGTGGCGCTGTATCAAGTCTTGGAAGCTCTGCTGCTGTCTTTTGTTCGACTTGCTGTACATGAAGCTTGCCATCTTCTCGCCAACCTTTTTTATGATTGAGTGCTGCGAGTGCTCCGGTCGGATTTCTGAGTGAGAACGCTTTAGACATCAAAGCCTCTTCCTCGCTATCATAAAGATTTTGCAAAAATTCTGAACCCGACTTACTTAGTACATTACTATCTTTCTTCCATCTGCATATAGTATCAGCTGTAATACCTGTCATATATACAAGCCCTTGCTGAGTAGGTATCTTATCATATAGCATACACTCATATATATATATATCGCATACATGTTTTACCTTCTCTAAATCATATGCATTGCAGTTACTTTGATTCAAGTTACTGTACTGATTGTCGTAATCATTACTTTTATAACCGTCAGGAGGTGTGGTCATTTTAAGTATTTTATTGTTTTTAAATACATGCTTTTGAATGTACATCAATGCAGAACTCCATACATTCTGTGATTCAGTTCTCATATCCTCTATGCCCTGTTCTTCAAGAAAAAGCTGTAAATATTTATCTACATCATTTTCAAATACATCTATGTTCTGCTCTACATCCTTTACCATCTTCTCACCTCCAGTATGTTATATAAATAAAAAAGCACCTGCAAAGATATACATTCTACACATACTCTATACATGTGTTTATATATCTCTTACAAGTGCTAAACAGCTAAGTTATTAAATTTTATGCGTTTACTATACACTTAAATTTATATGCTGTCAATACCCTAAATATATTTTATTTATATAAATCTACATACTGGCTATATATGTGTATATAATTTACTGTATTGGTTTATAATATACTGTACTGGCTATATATAAATATATATTTATGTTAAATGTAATATATTGGCTTTTAATTTACTTTTATCTCAGTATAAAATCTTTGTAATAGAACAGTAACAGAAACAGATGCTTATATGGGGTATCGGCAAAACTCGAAAATCTGTATAATTATAGCATAATATTTGTGACAACTGCACAAAATAAAATAGTATGGACCCTTATTTACTTGTTAAAAATGCAATACAAAAATGCTGTTTTTAAAAATATACAGAAATTCGAGTTTGTATTTTTAAAATTATACAGAAACTAGACTAGATTTATACAGATTTTCGAGTAACGGCATATACCCTATCCGTAACTCAATTTTCTGTATTATTATAAAATAGAACTGTATTAAAAAAGCGGCTATATTTCAAGCCGCTAAAAACTAACACCCACTTTTTTATTTATACAAAAAATTTCCGAAACTATCATAGACTGTTTGTGCTTTGCTGATTTCTTCGATATTTTCAAAAAATTTTTTATTTAAACGGACATCATTTCTCACCGTAACGCTAATCATTTCCGCCGCTGGGTCATACTTTGAATATTTTTTTCTATCAGCTTTTACCTTTTTGTAAAAGTCAAGGTGTGCAAGCAAAGCATTCTTGTCCACATCTACCATGTAGAGTTTTCTGCCAATCCTGACCTCTATATTCTGATTTTTTCCGCAAGGTAACGCCCTAACATCAACCCTGCCTAAAGTATCGTTTAAATTTATAATATTTGTCATAACATTCACCTTTGCGGCATTGCCGCCCTTTCTTTATTTGATATATTCATTATACTATAAGTGCGTGACAATGTCAATACTAATCAGTGCGTTATTTTAAAATTTTTTCAAGTTCATCAAGTTTGTTCAAAACTGTATCTCTGATAAAAGCTGAATTTGTTTTATTTAACTGTAATGATTCTATTCTTTCTTTTGTCCCTTTTGGAAATGTCAAATTCAATCTATAGTTACTGTTTTCGTACTTTCTTACCGCTTTTCTGTGAGCGTCAGTTGTTTTTAATTCTGCCATTTTGTAGACCTCCTTATATTATATATATTCATTATAATATCATAAGTGCGTGACAATGTCAATAATATACAAATTGCACAAAATAAGTGCGTGATATTTGTATATTATTACTATTGCATAAGTGCGTGACATTTGTTATTATATATACAACAAAAAGAAAACAAATAACAAAAGGCGGTCGCCCCGACTAAGAACGAACCGCCACCAATCAAAAAGAAAGGTAGCTATATTATAGCACAGGTAAAAAGAAATGAGAAGAACAAACAGCAAAGAAGTTAAAGCAGCAGTTAGAAATTATTTAACAGAGGTTGCACAGAGTGAAGACCTTTGTACAATCAAGGACATCAAGGACAAATTTATAAATGAATACGATTGGGCGATTACAAGGCTTGGAGAGCGTAACGCCTGCATAGAATGGCTGAGAGGTTTAAGTGTTGGCGTTGATTATAGCTATTATGACATTATTCAGCTTATGGCTGAATGGTTAGACGAAAGCACAGAAGAAGCCGAAAAGTGGCTTGATAAGCGCGGCGATGATCTTTATTGGGTTTTGTTAGCAAGGGAAATTTTAGCAAGCAAATAATTAGCAAGGTCGGCGTTTCTGGGGTTCGATTCCCCGGCTTGCTTTGAATAAAAATAAAGCAAAAGGTAATAACTTAACATAGGGGGTGATTTTATGACACCAAAGTATTTTTACAACTTCCATCGCTCCCAGTTCGACGACTGGGAACACGGTGAAATCAAAAAAACATGGATTGACGAAAACGGTAACACTTGTATAATGTATCAGTCAGGCAAATGGTGGCATTACAATGTAGATAAAAAAGAAAATATAATTTTTTGGTGATTGAAAAATATCACTAAAAAAGATATAATTATAAAAATAAAAGAAAGGTTAAAAGGTGGCTGTTATGAAAAGCAACGCAAGAAAAAGTAAATTGGATATGATTAAATATGCAGAAAGTAAAGGATATGAGGTAAATTTTGGAAAATATGAATATAATCAAAATGTGCCATATATCAAAGTAAATGGCTGCACAATCTTTATTGCGGAGCCGTTGTTAAAAATTGGAGCCCATGGTTTATCCACTAATCCGAATTTTAGCTTTAAAAAATTAGACAATTTAATATATTACGCAAAAGCGTACGGAAATGATAATGTTTTAGATTTTTCTAAATTTATTTTGGAAGAAATCAAAAGTATAAATAATACATTTTATCCTTATTTTCCTGAAGAAATCAAAGAATTTGAAAAGGATGAATATATGAACGATTGTTTTATGGAATGGAATCTCAAGGGCGAAGCATCCGAATTTTATACAGAAAACGAAATTTTAAAACACAATGAATGGGTAAGAGAAACAAAAGCACAGTTTTTTGATTTGAGAAAAAAGATACTGTCAAAAAAAGGAGTAAAATATAAGAAAATATAAAAAACATTTTAACTTAACTTGCAAAAAGAGACTTTTTACAGTCTCTTTTTTCGTGTCTGCTTATCTCTTTGATACAGCCTTATACAGCCGTTCTTCTTGTTAGCCTTGTTTTTTCTATTTATGTATATAATAACCGTTGTATAGTTGCTATTTGTTCTTTGAGCGTCGTTGTTTTAAGAATTTATAACGAGTTTTTATAATCTTGATGCCGCCTCTATTTTCTGTATATACAATCTTTTTTAAGCCAGGCGTATAAATATATCCGCCTTTTTTGTTTCCGCTCCTGCTACCCAAAAAATCACCTCTTTTTTAGTCGTTCACTCATTTGTTGCCAGTAGCTTGACTTATAAACAATGTCTACATCTATATCAACATCAATTTGAGAACCGAAAACAACAACTTGCTTCGGTTCTAATCTCCTACACATTTCTTTGAAACCTTTTCTGTAACATTCTTTCCCATCCTCAGAAAAACATCCGTTTGTCGATACCGCAAGCGTGGAGTGTGGCGGTAAACCATCAAAGCAATAGTCATACGTTTCTTCACTTCCCCAGCCTACAGTCGGGATAATCTTTAAACCAGCTCGACTTAAACAATAGCTTAATGCCCGACTTCTATATACTTGCCAAATTTGCAAAGCTAACGGCATATCATCGTAAAATGTGAAATCAGGACCACATACATATTTGAAATTTTTTAATATCCCCATGTATTTGCTGGGATTGTTCCAAAGCCGCTCAAAGCGTACATCATCTATAAAGAAATGACAAACACAATTTTTCGGATGCTTTTCTTTACTTGCAAGATTAAACGGTACCGGCTCAACATCTTCTAAATTTGCACGAATTGATTGTAGCTTTGGGAAACCATATTTCCCGACTAACTCTGCTCCTGCAATGTATCTTTCACGCAGTACATCTTCTTTCGTATTTACAATTATAAAATCATTTTCGGGACTGCTCATGCCATCACCTCACTTTCGGCAATTTGTACATCCACACTCACATACTGTCATTTGTGTATTGTGCGAAATAAACAATACATTAAAATAAATGTTACTTTATAAAGTATATTATATCAAACTTTTCACAAGATTGCAATATGATTTATTTGATATATTTTCTAAGCACTTATTCTAACACGCTACTCGTCTTTCTTTTCATAATTATATTTTTCTAAAATTGGTTTAAACAATTTTTCTTCTGCTTCTTTTCGTGCTCGTATCGCTTCTTCTTTAGTTGAGTAGCTCCCTAAACCGTAATTTTTTCTTTTAAATGTTATTTGTGCTCGCCATTTCCCTCTACTTGAATCCCAACTAACACCCTTGACACCGGAAGTATTGTTTTTAGATTTTTTTTGAGTTAAGCTGTTCAAACATGTATTGTCTGTTCTTATCAGTTTTCGGGAATTTTCCTGCATACTTTTTTTTGCTGCTCTTATCCTTTTACAGCCGCAAGACCTGCTATGCTTAGCAGCTTGTATTGTTTTATTTACAATATTTCCGCAATCACATTGACATTCCCAAATATATCGTCCTTGTTCTGTTTTTCCTACCGGTTTTATAAAAGTTAAACTTCCTATCCTCTCGCCTGTCATATCAAGAGTTCTATTACAACCGCAAGATTTGCTTCTCCCGCTGCGTAACTTATGACCTGCCACAACACCTGTATTTCCACATTCACATCTACAATTATAATATCTGTTGTTACTTGCGTCTTTTTTGTCAGAAAGAGATATAACGCTCCACTTTCCGAATTTTTTTCCAATCATATCATCTATATTTTTCATAATTCACCTTTTCAGAAATTACAATATTGAATTTTGTTTTTTAAATACTTCCAACAATGCGGATGCAGTCATTGTTATTGTTCGCTCACCTTTTTTTAATTCCATCTCTAGCGGATAAAAGTCATAATCTTTGTAAATCTCTACCCCACATTGATGCACAACTATTGCGTCCATTAACTTGTCTTCACCAAGCTCTTGTATATCTCTTTCAAGTTCTCTAATTAAATCCGTGCACTCAAAAGAAATAGGTACACCATCAGCATTTTTTACTGCCATAATCTTTCAACTCCTTTTTTGTTTGCTATTGTAACATTTTTCTGCATTTTCTACAACTCCTTTGCTTATAATAAGTGCCACTGTCAAATAGTCATTATATTGTATCTCAGAGATAAGTTTTTCGACTGTCATATCAGGATTTGTCTTTTGAATCTGCTTTAATAAATTGTCCATCATGCCACACTCCTTGTTAAAGTAATCATCAAATCGTCAAGTAAATATATCAAATCTGCCCCATACAGGCTTATCCAGTCTGCTAAATATTCCTCTTGCTGAATAGGCATATATATGTTATAGCTAAAGCAAAAACAATGACATAGTTCGTGAGCTATTATTTTGCGTAAATAGCCGTTTTTTACATTATCTGATACATATACTGTCTTGTCGTTAAAATCGGTCACAGCAAGGCTAATAGAACCGTCAGAACGCATAAGTTTATTACTGCCGCTTGGTACAAATACAATTTGCCACATTATATTGTTTATTATAAACATAAAATCACCTCACAAAAAAGAAGCCACTAACTTATATTGTTAATGACTTCGTGAATGGTAGAAAATATTTTTATGCCGCTGTTAATTTTAAAGTTGATGAAGTAATAAAATGTTTGATTTCATTATATCCCCATCCATAATTAACAAGACCGCTTACTATCATTTCTATGGACTGGACTTTTGCAAGTTCCTCTACTGTGAAATAATCACGCAAATTAGCCTTTTTATCAATTCCATATTCTTCTCTTAACTGCTTTGCTGTCTTGCAAAATACAGCCCTATATACAATGTCAGTATAAACAGAATATGCGTGTCCGTGCATACGCTCGTTTTCTTTCGACATTTGAATTGCTTTTGTAAGTGATTGCCTAACCGCAATGCCTTTTTCTCTTTCTATCAACTTGCCTTTAAGAAGTTCTTCCATCTCATTAAATTGATTGATGTAGGCTAACTTAAATTTCATAGCCTTTTCTCCTGTATAGCCCATTACTAAAAGTGTAAAGTTATCTCGGTTCATAAGATACATTGGATTTTTCTTGCCGTTTGATGCAACATAATCACTTTCATAGAATAGCCCCGAAAATTCGGTGCTACTAATTTTCTCCCGTATAGCTCTTATTTCCTCTATGACATGGTAATGTTCCTTTTCAAAAGTTTTCGCTACATCAAGGCTTGTTACTACAGTTACCTCTTTTTTGCTTAATTTTCTTGTTTCTACTAACATAGTATCATTCCTCCAGTTGATATTTTTTGTTATTCTATCCATGTGTGTATCATAAATTTATGTACATTTTTCATGGAATGTATCAACTCTAGCCTATAAACTGCATACAAAGATTGTCTTTATTTAAAAATCATTAACAATATAAAGTTTTCAAAGTTCAAAACAGGCTACAGATATTGCTATCTATAGCCCTAGATTGTCGAAAAATATTATTCTCAAATCTTAGAAACAAGTGTACTAAGTTTTGTTCTTAAAAGATTTTTTTCCTCTGCGGTCATGTCGCCGAGCAAGTGCGTGATGTCTGTTGACAACTCTTTCATATAGCCGTCAAGGGATTTCATCTTATGCTCTTTATCTTCCTGAGTGTTCCCTTTGTGTAACTCTTTTGTTTCTGTATAGTTACGCTTTGCCCTGTCATAGTTGCTTTCAGAGTAGTTTCTTGACATATTATTGCTACCACTCACATTGCTTGCAGGTTCGCTGTAATACATCTTTCCTCTATCATCCCTATCCATGTCCCTCATATGCTCTGCTTCTGGGTACATATGATAATATGGCGGTTCTTCATATCCTCTGCGTGTTCCACGACCTTTAGGGGCGAATCTGCCGTTTGCATAGCGGTAAGCGTCATAGTATCTTCTGTCCGGATAATCTTCGTACTGTTCAAGCATACGCATAATATCCTCATTATCTTCTGACTTTTCCATAGCTTCAACAATTCTGTAATCCTTGTCAAAGCAAGCTATATTCTTCGCTATTTCTGTAAAATCCTTTAAATCGTCAAGGTTCTGCCCCTCAAAATTGTCAATTCCAATTCCGTCAACTTTTGCCTTGACACATTCCATAATCTGTTTAGCCCATTTGTGCATAATATCAAGCCTCCCTTACTGCGATTAAGTTACTATTCTGAACTTCAATAGCCTGTGTAGATGTATTTTGCACCGCTACTGTACTGCAACAACCGCAAGGTACATCTATGTATGCCTGTGCTGATACATTAAAGAAATTCTCAACTGCGGCTGGTGTTACAATCATTCGCGTTGACTGCAAAGGCTCTCCGTCTACTGCAATGGCAAGTGAGATAGCTTCTACTGTACCGCCAGTAGGTATCTGAATATTACCGCTATACGATACTAAAAATCGTGCTTTACGCTGATTTGTAATACCCCTTAACTTTACAATTCCACTACCCTGTCTATGTACGATACACTTACTACCGCAAACTGGTGTTTCTGTAAATGCCACATCTTCGCCGGTGGCAACTGTTTGTAATGCAATTCCTGTAATTTCCATTGTCTTTACCTCTCTTTCTAAAAAAATAAGGGCAAACCATATAAGTCTGCCCTTTAAATTTAAGTAATACTGCTTAGCAGACATAATCTTTCGATTAAGATACTTGATTATTTAGTTGTTTAGCAGCCGCAACCTGTATTACATCCACATCCACATCCGTAAGCATATCCGTAAAGGTTGCTTGCCGGGAATGATGGTACTGGTGTAGGTCTTACAGCGTCAATTATCTGATTTGTCTGTGCTGCCATTGTGGTAGTCAGAAGTGCATTCTGTCTATCCTGTGAAGCGGCTCTGCGTAAATCATTGTTCTCTGCCTGTAATGTTGCAATCTTGTCATTAGTCAGGAAATCAAGGATGGCTCTCGTTCCTGCCTGCTGGCTATCAATAATGTCTCTCGTGTTGTTGTTCATGGTGTTCTGCAAAGCACAAGTGTTGGTTGCCATATTGTAGTTTACACCCTGAATAGCTTCTCTCGTTTCACAGCAGCAGTTGGCGAGCTGTGACTGTAAAGCGTTGGTATTCTGCATATTAGCAACTGTATCAGCGTTAATAGCCTGCTGGATGCCGTAGCCTGTCTGCATGATATTTGTGTTAATACCATTAAAACCTGTGAGCATACTGTTGTTCATAGCATAGAAACCGTCACAAAGTCCGTTAGAAATGCCATCAAGTTTTGAAACAACGGCCTGATTATCAAATCCACGCTGAATAGCACTGTCTGTATAAGCGGCGGCAGTAGAACCCATTCCATTACCGTTACCCCAGCCGTTGTTACCAAAACCACCCCAGCCGAAAATAAGAAGAATGACAATCCACCATGCACCGTCTCCCCACATACCGTCATTGTTTCTGTTATTGCCTGTTACTGCCGCAATATCGGCAAGGCTAACTCCGTTGTTAAACATATTAGTTTACCTCCATTTGATTTATTTACAAAATAGGGAACTGGTTTTTATTGTCCGGACAAAACCCTAATATGTACTATTTTTGAATTTGTTTTTGAATTTCCTGTATATTTAATCCTTGCTCATTCATAAAATTGCCAAGTATCTGCTGTGCTCCGCTCATGTCGCCACTGTTTATTTTCTGCAACATATTTTTTGCCATTGGATTTCCTTGATTTGCCGCTTGCTCTAATGTTTTCATAGCGGCTTCTTTTGGATTTTTTATATTTTTAATCTGATTTAACATCTGCATAATCTGATTATTCATTTACACCGCCCTCCTTTTTTGAAGTCGAAGTTTTCCTTTGAGCAGTCGAACTTTTGCACATCTTGTTTTCTAACTCGTCAAATTTATTAAAAATTTCATCAAACTTCTGCATAAATACCGCTGTGCTTTCGTCTGATAGGTCAATTTTCAAGTTTTCAATATTTTCTGTATTATTTATGCCTTGACTGTTTTTAGGCTCTGTATAAGGCTTATACACGACTGTTTTTATTGAGCCGTCTGCACCCCATTGTTTTGCGTATATTTCTGTTAAATCCTGTTTAGGAAAAAATGCAACTGAGCCGTCCATAGGTACATCATTAGCCGCAATTTGTTCAACTGCTGTCACCATTTTGCCATTTATCCCTGCTTGTATCTGTAAATTCTGCTGTTGTGGTACTTGTTGAACTGGCTGTTGCGGTAACTGTTGTTCCTGAAATCTTTGCATCGGGTTGTACGGATATGCGTTATAACCCGGAGTATAAGTCATCTGTGGTTGATAAGGATTGTTTATCATGTTCTCTCTCCTCTAATACATCCTCAATAACACTAAACAATATTGTTTGAGTTACTAAGTCTAATTTTTGTATTTGTTCCCGTGAGAGTAATCGCTCTCTTAAATCTTCGTCATACAATTCAATCACTCTCCTTTTGTAATTTTATTTTCACACAAAAAAAGCCGCTGAACACGACATAAAAACGACAGTTTTACGACATAAAAGCGACAGTTAGATTTTATTTAGTTGTAAAAGTACGATAAATACGGTATTAGCACTAACATACTGCCATCGGCATGGCGTGTAGTATGTGCTAAAAATTCTTTAATTGTATCTCAATATCT